GCGGCCTTGGCTGGCTTCGCGGCCTTGGCTGGCTTCGCGGCCTTGGCTGGCTTCGCGGCCTTGGCTGGCTTCGCTGCCTTCGCAGGCTTGGCGGGTTTCGCCGCCTTAGCTGGCTTCACTGCCGGTTCCGCCCGGGTTTCTTCCGCTGCCGCGCTACCGTCGCGCGTCCGAGTAATGACGAGCGCCAACCCGGTTTCCTGTTTGATGATCCGGTATTCCGTCTTCACCCCGTTGACGTGGAGTTCCGAGCACGTCGGGTCGTGCGCTATCGTCGCCGCCTGTCGATCCGGGGCGTCCCGACGCATCAGTTGGATCGTCTGCTTTCCGAGATACAGCCCGACCGTGATTTGCCGTACCGCCTTTTGCGATTCCCTACCCTTGTCGGCGTCGCCCGCGAATCCCTTTCCGCCGCCCAACGCTGCCGCCGACGGCGCGCGGTTTCCGCCCCCGACTCGACGTCGTACTTCTTCCGCGACCTGCGACAACGGGGTGTTGTTCGCGCGGATCTTCTCTAGTAGCGCGCTACGGTCCGCAGGGGGGAGCCGAGCGATCAACGTCAGTTTCGATACTCCGACGGTCGACACGTCGTCTTCGGTGAAGTTCACGCCGACGTCCATCAGCTGATAGGCATGTGAAACCGACAGCCCTAGTTCCGCGACGACGAACTGGTTGAAGGCCGTGTACTTGGGCTTCCCGTCTTCCGTCATGCGCTGGGTGTAAAGTCGACCTTCGAAGTTCTCGAAAATCGCGTGCCCCAACCGCCAGTACGACGTCACCGCGTCGCGCCGCAGCGACTGGATCAACTGGACGTTTCGATCTAGGTCCGCGACCGTGATCGACGTTACCTTCCCGCCCGCCACGACTAGTCCGGGCTTGGACGCCTTCACCAGCTTGGCGGGCTTCGCTACGCTCGACACGATTTCGACGGGCGGATCTACGGGAACGATCTTCGCCGCGACAGGCGACGCGTCCGATCGCTTCTTCGACGACTTCGCCGGGGCAATAGTCGCCAGCGGATTCGACGCTACCGCGTCCGCCACTTGGGCTTCTTCGTCGCCCACGCCGCAGTAAACGCATACCGGTTCGCGTACGTCGCACGTCCCATGACAGTTGTCGCAGTCGCCTAGGTGCGTCTTACTGACCTTCGATTGCTGTTCCGTCAGTCGCACCACTCGCTCGGCTTCCGTCCCGTCGACGCGTAGCCCGTACTTCGAAAGATAGTGATCGACCACGTTTAGATCGACCTTATCCATAACCAACGTTTCTACTCTTTTTGCTGATGCCATTCGTTCCTCGATTCGTTAGGAAATATCCGCAGCGATACGCAGTCCCGAGTCGATCGCCTGGTTCACTAAACGACGAGCGGCCTTCGGTGTCCAGATCTTTAGCGCCGACGCTACTTCGGGATCCGCCCGCAGTAGCTCGGCCGCCGACGCCACGTCCCCCTCTACCGCCCAGGCTTCCAGGGCCAACCCCAGGACCGGATCCGCGATCGATACTACGATCCGACTGAAAATTCGACGAGCGTCGATCCCCGCGTTACTCGGTGGAACCGAAACCGAATCGCACAACGACCAGTCGTCGCGCGCCCCGCGCAAGGAGGATTCCGATTTAGGAAACCGCCCCGGGCTTCGATCTGCCCGACGATGCGCGTTCCTCTGAACGTTCAGCCATCGCTTGGCCGCCGCGTTCGCGGACCACGTTACGTACGTCGTGAGATCCGAACCGAACTTCGGATCCCAGTCGCTCGCCCGCTGCCAGGCGGAAAACATCATTTCCTGAACTAGGTCTTCCGGTTCTACCCCGTCCGGGGCCGGGAATAGTCGGAATAGCTTGTGCGCCATCCGCTCCCATTCCGGGCGGGTCCGCTGCGCGAACGTATCGAAGTTGATCTTGCCGACCCGTAACTCTTGAAGTTCTTTTTTCATACCTGCCCCTAGACGCCGGATCGATCCGGCGTCGTTCTGTCGTCGACGTATTCGCCCCCGCCGGTTCCTCTCGGCAGGGGCGATCCCTAATTAGAGCGCGAACGGTACCGCTTCGAACTGAAACGGCTTCCGCGACTGCAGCATGCGACCGGCCGCCGACTGAATGTCGTCTTCGATCCAGACGTCCGACTGCGCTGCCGTTTCGTGCGCGTACCGCGTCCAGGCGTTGATGACGTCGCTTCGAACTAGCGTTGGAGTCTTTACCGGTTCGACGTCGTACGCCTGCAAGACAGCCCGTAGAACGTCCGGCTTGCGTCCGCGGACCGGTACCAAGTCGCGTTTCATTTGCGACCAGACGATCCCCGCCAGTACTTCGCGAGCCGTCATCCCTTCCAGGAGTTCGCCCGACGCCCGCGCGGTCGATTCGACGATCGCGTCGGCCCGCGCGTATCCCCAAGACTCGCGGAACGCCGCTAGCTTACCTAACGCCGTCGCGAACGCGGCTTCGAATTTAGCCGGTAGGTCAGCCCCGACGTGCCGGATCCCCGCGATCTGTTGCTCCGCGGTGTCGAGGATGATGAGGTTCAAGCAGAGGTTCCGTTCGACCATGGCCGAAACCCGAATCGATCCGTCCCCGACGTCGTTCGTTCGAACGATTACGCCAGCGCGGAAGATCTCGCCGCACCCGTAGTCTCCGGCGGCTACGTCGGAGTGGAACAGAACTTCGAACCGCGCTTGCTGCCCGTCGTAAACGATCGAACCGCGCGCGTCGAACGGCGCGGTTTGCGCTATCGCCCGCGCGATGACGTCGCAGTCCATCGCCCGGTACTGCTCGGAAACTACCGCGAAGATCGACCGGGGCCCCGCTTCGGTATTCCGACAGCGTAGAACGACCTTCGACGGTTCAGGCTCCGCGCCCTTCTGTCCCGATTCCACCCAGGCGTTCAACTTCGCGACTTCCCGACGATCGATCCGATCCGTCCAGGCGTTTACATTTATCGCCCGCAGTTCCGGCCAACAGGACTTTAGGTAGCCAGCGCCGCCGATCCCGGTTCGAGATACCAGCGAATCGAACGCGGATTCGTCGATCGCGATCGCTACGGCCGGACAGCCCTGCGCGATAGTCAGTCGCCCGTCGTTACTCATTCCGACGTCCCCGACGCGAACGGTCGAATCCTTCCGGCGTTCCGACGCGATCTTCTCAGCGAACGCGAACGCGGCTTCGGTCACTCGCGGCTTCGCTTCGTACTCGAGACGGGCGGCCCGCGCGTTCTCGACGCCCGTTTCGTTTACCTTCCTACCTAGCGCGTACAGCGGATCGCGTAGCGTAAACCCTGCGGCCTGCGCCTTCGACGCGTCGTCGTCCAACCGAGCGGTTCGGATCGCTCGGCTGTAAACGGTATCGGTCGGATCGTCCTTCGGCGCCGCGTCGATCGACTTCGGTTCGGGCTTCGTCGTTATGACCGACACGTCCAGGGACTTATCGTAGCCGCCGGCTTCGCGGACCAGCCAATCTAGAGCTGCGTCGTGCTGGTCGCCGTTGAACTGGACTTCGATCCCTCGCAGTTTAGCGACGTGGGTTGGCGTTCCGAAATTAGGATGTGGCTGCATGTTGATTCCTTCCCGTTAGGGGTGATCCCGTCTGACCAACCCAAGGTACGGCGCACCATGCTCCACGTCCACATAAATCGCCCGCCCGCTACTTTTGTCCCTTCGGCACCTTCGCTTTCGCGATCGGCCGGGTACCCCGTCCCGCCTTAGCTAGTCGGCGTTCTTCCGCCCGTTCCAGCGCCGCGCCGACTTCCAGAGTCTTCGCCGGTCCCTTCTTCGTTAGTTCCACGCGGGGATCGGTTAGTCCCGCGGCCACTAATCGAGCGATCCAGCGCTGGATCGTATGCCGATCGACGTTCTGGTCTTTCGCTACCGCGTCGAGCGTCTTTAGTTTCGCGAATAGCTTTCGCAGTTCCGCGCTAGCCGCGGGAGGGTTCGAAAATATCAGGATGCCCAACGCTGTCGGATTGTACGCCATGCCCTCACTATGGCGCGCCGGATCGATCCGGCGTCGACTAATCGTTCCCCGACTGTTCCAACGTCGCTTCGTCGTCGGGCACGACGTCGGTCAGACCGGTCGCCGACTGTCCGATCGCTTCGAGGAACGACGCCAGCGTATCGACGTCCGGGATCGACGCCGCGTACTGCGACGCCGCGATCTGCCCCGCGATCTCTTCAGCCGTCAGTCCCGCGCACGCCGACTGGATTTGCTGCAATAGTTCGTCCATGGCCCCGACGGTATCACAGCCAGTCCGCCAGCGCCGCCCGCAGGGTTTCGTCGGATACCCCTCCCGGATCTTCGCCGTCCGCCAGTCGTACCCGCGTGACATTCGTCCAACGACCCAAGCCGCGTAGGTCGTCGCACACTTTATCGCCGGCCGCGTCGGCGTCGGATAGCACGACAACGTTGGGGAACGTCGTCATCGCCGCCGACTGTTGGCCGCTCGGATTCGATCCGATCATGGCTCCCGCCGGTAGTCGCGTAGCGCGATCCACGGCCAGTAGATCGAACGGTCCTTCCACCACGACCAGCACCCGACGATCCTCGAGATCGGGCCAGTGCTCCGCCCCGTAAAGTATCGGCGTCCGAACGTGGCTCGGGGTCGTGTACCGTAGATCGTCGTCGACGTACGTTCGCGCCTGCCAGGTTACCAGCCGTCGATCGCCGTCCCGCATCGGCAGCCAGATCCGATTGACGAGCGACCGATCGCCCTTCGCGATGAACCCCAGTCCCCAGCGCCGCACCATCGCCCAGTCGATTCGGCGGGCCGTCAGATACTCCACCGCCAGCGACGGCCAGTCGTCTAACGAATCCCCGAACCGCACCCAGTCAGGCGCCGCCATCGCCGCGGCCGCCGTCGCTTCCCGGATCTCGATGTGGACGTTGAGCGGCGTGTGCGAGATCGAACCGTCCGCCAACCAGTTGCGAGCGTCGTCCCAATCGCCCCCGCGTAACTCGCGAATCAGTCCGACGGGCCCCCCTCGGAATCCGCAGCCGTAGCAGCGGTGCTTGCCGTTCCGCAGTCCGTCCGGGTCGTTCCAGATGTACCAGCTAGGGTCCTTGTCGTCGTGTTCAGGCGACGGGCACTTCGCCCATAGCCGCTTACCCGCCCGCTTCTCCACGCGGATGTCGAGCGCGGCCAGTAACGCTGGAACGTCAATCATCGTCGCCGCGCCTGCGCGAAGTAGGATCCCGGAAGTACGCGTTGACGGCGCGCAGTACTGCCTGTTGTTGCGGTTCCGGCAACGGCGCCAGCGCTGTGACGATCTGCGCCAGCGCCTGCATCTCGACCGTAGTCTTGGCTAGTATCTGGTCTTCCGCCGTAACCGTCGGTTCCTTCTTCGGTCTCATGACTACACTATGGCGCGCCGGATCGACTCCGGCGCCGCGGAGGCATCGATCCGCGAACGAACGAATTTCCCCCGAGCGTGATGTCCAGTTCGTTCGCTTCCGACCCGGGGCGGTCGTACGCCAGCGTGCGCCCGCGATCTAACGAACCGAACGCAGGATCCCAGTCGAATTCAATCGCTAGCGGCCACTGCCCGTACCGCTGCTTGAGGATAATCGCTTGGATCGTATCGTCAGGCACGTTCCGGTGCAGAGCCGGGCGGTACCAGCCGATGATCGTATCCGCAACATCGATCCAGGCCGACGTCCCCTTGATCGATTCCCGCGTCGGCCGTTGGTCGTCGCGCGCTTCGACGTCCTTCAGTCGCAGTTGCTGCACGAGGATCCCGTGCGCCTGCGTTTCCTGCATCATCGCCTGCATCCGATACAGCGCTTGTTCTTCGTCGTCCGGATCGGTTTCCGCGAGTACCCGTCGGAATAGGTCGCCGATGAACACGTCCGGGGCCGCGTCCGCGATGTACTGGTGCAGCAAATCGAGGTTCGCAGCGTTCGACCGCCGTTCCCCCGACGCCCGACCGTACGGTAGATCCAGGAATCGGATCCACTGCGATAGCCGCTCCATCTCAGCCAATAGTTCCTCTTGGTCGGCTTCGCTGAACCGCCCTACCATCAGATCGGTACGCGACCAGCCGAGCGATATGGCAGCCACGATCTCGAGAGTCATCGCCGACTTCTGTTCCCACGCCCCGTACAGCACCTTGCGTCCCTGCCTAGCCTGTTCCAGCGCCATCCGGGCGGTCGTCGTGGATTTCGCTGAACCGGATATCCCGACGATGACCGTAAGCTTCCCCGGGGCCGCGCCGGGAATCAGTCGGGCCGCCCCTGGTTCGTCGTCGTCTTCGCCGTAGTAGTCCATCCCGTCGATCCCGTAGGGGAACACGGCTCGCCCCATCCGGCGGTCTTCCAGTTCCTTCTTATGCTCCCGCAGTAGTCCCGCCGGATCGCGTAAGTACTTCCGATCCCCCATGCCGTCGAACGACGTTCCGATCGATCGCGCCAGCGCGCGGACCTTCGACGGATCCGACAACGGATCTCGAATCGCTTCCAAGAATTCCGTTACGGGCCCGCGTACCGCTTCGATGCGCGCCCGGTCCCAAGCTAGGCATTCAGCGTGGTGGCGTAGGTTCGGGGGAGCCGCCGGTCGATCGGCGCAGTACGCGTCCAGCATCGCAGTGTCGACGGCGCCACCGGTCATCTGTTGGACCGTCGCCGGGTCGTACGTCAGCCCCTGCGCCCGTAGTCGTTGCAGTACCGCCCAGGCCTGCGCGTGCCCCTGCCCGTAGAAGCTATCGGCTGAAATGGTCGGTAAGTAATGCGCTGCCGCTTCCGCATCGACGATTACCGCGGCCAGCATAACGATTTCGTTCACTACGTCGTGCGGGACCTTCACCGATTCGTTCTTCGGTTTCGCGTCGGGCGTTTCCCTGCGCGGCTTCCCCTGGCGACGCAACGACCCGTCGTCGACCTGACTTCGTTTTTTCCGCATGCGAACCCCTACTATGCGACTTTAGAGCGCCGACGTCTTCGACATCGCGATCCGGTAATCCGTTACGCCCGACCGCCCAGCGAACTGCCAGCGCCAGCCGATCCGCCAGTCCGATTTGCGCGTGGGGAATTGCTTCGCCTCCTTCCGCCATGTCCAGCGTACGAAGTCCAACGCCCAGTCGATCCGACCTGAGAATTCGACGGTCACAAGTCGCTTCGCGGCCGACGTCGCACCGTCCATTTCCCTCCCGTCTAGTAGTTCCGCCGGTTCGACGCCGTACACCCGAGTGTGGAGCACGATAAACAGACCGACCACTGCGCGAGGGGTCAACGAACTAAAGTCGAGCGTCCCGTCAGTTACCGAGTCGATCGCGATTTGCGCTTCCCGAACGGCCGTCGCGTATCGGGCCGCAGCCGATCGCCGCGACGGCTTCTTCTGCGGAGTAGGCTTCGCCCCCTCCAAGAATTCGGAATTTAGGTGATCCGTCGGTACGAGTAAGGGAATGTGTCGAACGCGCATCGACTAGGACTATGGCGCGCGGCCTCGATCTCAGTAGAACAATTCGATCTTTAGCGCGCGGATCGCCGGGGCGGTAACGCCCGCTATACCCGATTCCCAAGCCCCGATCTCCACGATCGCGTTGTTCGGCGACATTCGCGCCAGTTCCGACGACAACGCGGTGGACCACCCGTTGTACGTCAACGCGTACCCGGTACAGCACCCGATCGGAACCAGCGTCGTCGTGTCCCATCCCGAATTCGCGGTCGACCCTTCGATCAATGCGTTACCCAACGCAATACCGTCCGGCAATGTGATCCGGAACTGATTCAAAGCCAGCATTTCCGCGGTAGCCGTAGCCCCAAGAATCAAGCCCTGAACACTATTCGCCCGCGCGTACAACTGAACGTCGTACGCGACCGACGGATCGAGGGTGTACCGACGGGCCACGCCGATTATCGATCGGGTATACTGCGACCCGCTGCCGGCCACGACGTTCGCCACGCCGACACTCAAAAAATGCCCCGACTTATTCGACGACGTACCGGAAACAGCCGTGACCATCGATACGCGGATCGGCGTTAGTAGATCGAAACTGGAATACAACGCCTTCAAATTCGCGACTAACGTCGGTCGGTTCCACGAATCGTTATCGGGCGAATTCGCGGACGTCGGGTTGAACATCAGCCCTAGTCCATTGATAACGCCACCCGCAGTAACCGCGTTTTGGTAGAACGACCCCATCTTCGTGAACACTACGCCACCAATCGTAACGGCACCGTCCGACGGGATCGCTAGATTCGTCGCCGTCACGAAGTTCAGGTCGACCACAGTATGCCAGGACTTCGCCGTCACCGGCGGGTTCGCCCACTGCGCGGACGTCGAATTGACGGCGGTCAGTAACTGGCCGGGCGTCGGCGCCGTCGCCGCTGAAACGTTTACAGTAGTCGTCGCCGACTTCAGTCCGTTCGCCACGCCAGATATTACCTGCCCCGCTAGCCAGTTGATCGCCGCGAACCACCGGCGCATCTCCCGCGACCAGCCTTTGCGATTGCCCGCCGAATCGATCGCGTCCGGAGCGTTGTGCCCTAGGACTTCCCTGAACGCCGGGATCCGTCGGGGGAAGTAACCGCCCGAACCCATATTCCCCAGCGCCGCGCCCGCGTAGAACGACCAGTCCACAGTGTCGATATCGTCCGTGACCGTCCCGCTATAGGTCCCGTCGTAATCGGGGGTGATCATGATCGTCGTTCCCGCGGAGTCGGACAGCACCGCCGCGGACGCCGACTGGACGTTGGCCGACGTCGGAGCGTCCACCAGCGTCCAGCGATAGGTACCGCTTCCCCCTGCTACGAACAACGACACGGGGACGTGCAGCGCTAGATCCTCTCGAGCCCTACCCGGTACGCCCGACGCCGCACCCGACTGATTCACGGTTACTTGGATGGTCACCCGGGTACGGTACCACGTCGACTATTTCCCGTCAGGCCCGCCCAGTCCGGCGTTGGAACTGATCGTTCGCGACGCCTTCCGAATGTCGGCCATGTACCGGATCAACGCGGATTCGTATTCTACGACGTACATCGACAGCGCCAGCTTGTGCGCCCGCTTGTAAACCACGACCGGATCGTCTCCCGCGCCGACCTGCATCACCACTCGGACTGGTCCGACCGTGAATGTGTTGTACTTCACCGGGGAATACGTATTCGGGCCCAGCTGCACCGAAACCTCAGCGACCGACCCCGACTTCGGATCTTTTGCGTCGACCACCTGTTCGTCCAGTGGTGTCACCCAGTCTTCCCCCTCCGGAGGCGTCGGGTTGTCCACGGTCTGCATCGCCCGTCCCTTCGCCGCAGCTTCGTCCGCCCGCTGTTGCGCCCAGTCCGGGGCGGGCGTCGACGTCGGTTCGCCGACGGCGGGAATTGGTGGTTCGACCGCCGTCGTCGGGGTCGGAGTCGAACCCGGGGATGCTGCGTTGCTTAGGGTCTGCGTGTCGCTTCGTCGCCTTACCATCTGCTTGGTTCCTCTCGATCCATTGTTTAGCCGGGATCCAGTCGTCGCCGTCGCGAACTACCACACGAGCGTTCCACCGAATCAAATTCTGCAACGGCTTCAATCCGAAAATGTTCGCGTCCCAAACGTAATACACCGCTGCGTCAGTCTTCCCCTTCGCGGATCGGGCGAACCGTCCGCGGTACTGCCGCCACTGCATCGCGCCGCCCGCGGCGTTCGCGACAGGCGACGCGCAGATCCCCCGCGCGACTGCCGGCAGATCGAACCCGACGCCGATCGCCTGGTAGGTACCGACGGCAACCTGGATCTCACCCGCGACGAATCCGCGCAACGTCCTGCCGAATTCTTCCCGGTAATCAGTCCCGCCGATCAGTAACCCCGATCGAAGTCCGATCGCCGATATCGCCGAATCCAGTACGTGACAGTGCTCCCGCCGCCCTGCGAGAACGATCGCCGATCCAACCTGCGCGACTGATTCGGATACGACCTGCACGATGGCAGCGTTCCGTTCCGCGCTACCGCCCAGATCTTCCGCCAGTCGATCCGCGGAACGGATCTTCATCTTCGTTCTCCGTGCGATCAACTGTTCTTCGGTTTCGTTCGGATCGGTCGACTTCAGATCCAGGATCTCTTGCCACCAGTCGAACCGAACGTCGGTCGGTATCACCCGAACCTCGACTTCGTGAATCCGCCCCGCCGCCACCAGTTCGTCGGCCTTCACTTCCGCGGTTACGGGCCCGAACTGATCGTAAATCAGACACTCTTTGCGGTCGGCGCGCCGCTCGTCGCCGGATACCCCGAGCCGATACCGCGCCGGGAATCTGTCGATCGACGACTGGAACGTGTCCGCCGCGAATAGTTGGATCTCGTCGCCGATTACCAGCCCGAACCGATCGACGTCGTGGGTCGGCATGTTCTTCAGCGACTGTTGCATCGCGACTACGATCGGCGGACTAACGTCGTACTTGCCGCCGCCGACTACGCCCGGCGTGAACCCTAGTTCGTCCCGGATCCGCGTACACCATTGCCGCATCAGAACGCTGTTCGATATGACGACGATCGTATTGACGCCCATCCGGGTAGCCAGAATCAACGCCGCAGTCGTTTTGCCGCTGTTATGAACAACTATCCGGTTAGCTAAATAACAGTGGGGATCGTCCAGCACCAGATCGTACGTCGCCGTCGTCCGAGCATCGCCGACATCGCGCACTTCGTCCCATATCGTTCTAGCGTTGACGTTCCGCCACTGCGTTCTACCGGGCCATGATCGGTGCGCCGCCGCGGTCATCAACGCTAAGTTCGAAAGATCGTTGTTCCGCCCGTTCTCATCGATATGATGAACCGAATATTCCGGTGGAATGAAGTACAACCCGTCGACATCACCCGATCTAAGCCTGGCGATGTACTCGTCAAAGTCTAGTCGATTCAATGCCGACTCCATCACCAATCGATGCCGCAAGACCGTCATCGCATTATCGAACTGCCTAGCAGCGTACGGATGTCCGTCTAATCCTTGGACGTACTTCCGGTGAACGCGCCCTGGAGGATCGACGTCCACTTGACCTTCGACTGCGATCTCAACTCCCGAACGTAATGCCTTTAGAGGTTTCCACCCGTGACGCGTAAGAAATAGATGATCGTCCGTCGCTTCGATCGATAGTCCACCCACCGTAATCAACCGACGTACTTCCCGATCGCCAGTCGATACCGCATCGAGAACCCGAATCAATCGCACACTACCATTCGCGTCCCGACCTCGAACGTAAGTTGGGATCGTCGGATCCCAAACCCTACCGCTAACCACCCCGCCGTGAAATCTGTGAACGATATCCGCGATCGGAATCGTGAACGACTTCCCAGCACGATTGACTCCGATCCGGGTATCGCCGGCCACACACGCCTGAACGCTACGCCAGAGCGCCACACTATCTCGAGTCTCGAATTTCGCCATCGCCGCTTCGATGAGCGTCGACTGATAGTCGTAGGGAACTACGTTCGACGGCGGGATGTCGACTTGTTCGCCCTGCGGCCGCGTCGTCGTGACTTCGTAGGCCAGCTGGGCCGCCCGCAAGATCGCTTCGACTCGCGACAGTCCCCCGCGCGGAACCGATAATTCGCAACCGACGGATCGATCGGTACTTTCCTTCCAGGACACCAGGAACTTCGGAACGTGCTTGAAGAACCCGAACGCTTTCGCCTTCGAGTAGTCCGGATTCGAGTACGTGAATTGGCGCTTGATCTCGTCGCGCACTTCGTCCGACAACTGGCCGTCGAAGTCGTCGATCCGAACCCGGTTGTCGATGTGCAGAATGATCACGCCCGTACTATGACGCGAACCGTTCAGCACGACGGACCGTCGGGGATCCAGCCTGGTCCGATGTCCTTGCAGTTCGGGGGATTCCCCGCGACGTATTCCCACGTCGTTCCGGCGGTCGTCCGCAAACAGCACAGGATCTGCGTCTTCCCGGTTCCTACTGGCGCGGCCGTAGTAGCTCCGCCCGTGCCCGTCGGCGTTCCGCCGACCGCTGTCGTAGCCTTCGCAGTCGTTCCGCCCGTGCCCGTCGAACATTTCCCGCAGGACTTCGAACAGTAGCCGGCGAACCAACTTTGCGAGCACAGACCGATCGTAACGGCTTCCACGCAGGTCTCTTGCGGCCTAGGGGTATCGACGCAGCCCGTCGCAGTCGTTCCCCCGGCGGTCGTCTGCGTAGTCGTAGCGGTCGCAGTCGTCCCGCCGACGCCGGATCGATCCGGCGTCGAAGTCGTCGCCGTAGTTCCGCCGGCTGTCGTCGCCGTAGTTCCGCCGGCTGTCGTCGCCGTAGTCGTCCCCGTCGATCCACCAATTGAAGTTCTGGCAGTAGTCGCCGGGATCGGCGTAGTTCCGCCCGTCGCTGAAGTCGTCCCCGTCGATCCTCCAATTGTCGTCCGGTCCTGGTTCGCCGTTACCCCTACCGCCCCCGCGGTGATCTGGTCAGTCGATCCGCCCGTATCCGATCCGCAGCCGGTTATCAGTACCAGTCCGATCGCTAGTAGTCGCATGGTCGATCCCTTCCTTTCGGTCACTGTTCAAGGTACGGCGCACGACGCGCCTATGCTAGCCCTATTCGATAACGCGTCGTCGTTTGGTACGGGTAGGGCCTACCCGCGACCGTACCCCAAACTTCGCAGCGCTTCGACGACGGCAGTCGATACTACCGTGGCTAGATCCGCTGCCGGTAACGCGGGGGGAGTCGGTTCCGCCCGGGGGGATTCGTACTTCCCAGACCTTCGAATCGACGGCAGTACTTCCGACGTCACCCAGCGCTTGAACGCCCTAGCTTCCGGCTTCCGACTCCCGAGGATGAGCGCGTATAGCCCCGATTCGTTGACGTAAAGTGCTTTAGTTTGGCTCGTTCTCAGTTGAACAGATACTGCCACAGTATCCTCAGAATCAATTCGCGAACACGCTTGGCTAACATTCTCGACCCCCAGCGCCTTGCAGACGTCCGACGCCCGGAACAACGGAGCGTCCTGCGTCCCCGCTGTTCGAACAATCGACGACCCGAACATGAACGCCGGTCCGATGTCATCCGATTCGTCGACGGTCGGAAGATCGGATTCCTCTAACGACGTCGCCCAATCGGCGTACTGATTCGCGTTCGATAACCCCAGCGCGTTCTTGGTGCGTATCCCCAGCACGACTACGCCTTCCGCCGAAATGTATACGGTACGGACCGTATGCCCCACGGAATTCGTCCGTTGAAACGCCCTCGCGCGGTTTTCGTTCAGACCGCCGCCGGGTAGCAGTCCGGCCATAATCCAGCGCCCGACAGTCGACGGGTCCACGCCGATCAACGTCGCGATCTGCCGCTTCATCAGCCACGGCTGTCCGTCTTCGATGCGTACCGCCAACGTCGTCTGGCCTACTTGGTAAAGCTTGTTCATCGTCTGAGTCTCCACGACGACTATGGCGCGGACGCCGGATCGATCCGGCGTCGGACTATCACGGTTCCCCCTGAATACTTCCGGGCCCTGGCGGTGCGCGACTGCGCACCATCGCATCGGCGTTAGCCGATGCGATTTCCTGCCCTACCTAAAGATCAACAAACCGATCGAACTAACCGACCGACGGACTACCCCACGGTTTAGGTTCTCAAATAGATCATAAGAGATCTTAGCTACTAGTTGCTCCACAACGACTACGGGTCGATTCGCTGCAGTACGACCCGCCAGCGCCCAGCCGGGATCCGTACGTCGACGATCGGACCTTCGGAGTCGGGCAGGATCTGCACGGTCTGGTTCCCGTCGACTTCGCCCGCGACGATGTTCGTCGGCGGTTCCGTCGGTATCCGGTAAACGCGATGCGGGCGGTGCGCGTCGAACTGGCAGCGGACCCACACAGGATCGTACTGGTCCAGGACTTCGACGGGCAGCCCCGCCCGTACCCGCTGCAGCGCCGTCTGATAGTCGATCCAGGGTCCCCCGTCGTTTCGGTTCATAGTATCGGGGCAGGCTTACCCGTTCCGCGGTACTTCTTCAACGCCCGTTTCGCGGCCTGGTCGATCTTCCGTCGCTGCGCCCGCGGCAACGCGCGGTACGCCTTCAGATACGCGTCCGAGTTGTCGTCGGTCGGATCGACCTGCATCAGTTCGTTCGGAATTCGGTGGAACTTATAGTCCATCAGCGGCCGCCCATGAACCCGATCGCGTACTGCGTGCAGGTGGTGTTGACGGTCAGTTGCGCGTAAAGCTTCGCGGTCCCTACGGGCGGCGTGGGTAGCTGCGTGATCGCGTCGACGGCGCAAGCGGTAGCCGCGCCGATCGCCATCCAGCGCTTTAGCTGCGCGACGTATCCCCACACTTGCAGGGTAATCCCGCCGCCCACGGGCGCGGCGTACAACGCGGTGGGATCGGTGTCTTTTCCGGACGTTCCGACGAACACGCGCAGTTCCGACGGTTCAGCGACGTTAGGGGTGGACGCGTCGACGACCAGCGCGGATCCGGTTAGGACGGTGATGAAAGTGGGGGCGCTCATGTCCGAAGACTACTCGTCGACAGTCATCGCAGCAAGGTCGCGATCAGTAGTCCGCCGTCGACGATTACCGCGACCAAAATGCCGAACCCGATCCATCGGATCCGGCTGACCTGCGCCGCCAGCGAATCGCCGCCGCAGTAAACGCAGCCGCGTTCCGACGCTACCGACGGGCGGGCGTGTCGGCGTAGCATCACCAGGTCCGCCATCCGCAACACGGCGCGGGCCGCTACTGGTTCCCGGGGTGTGTTGTCGTCGGCCATGAGCCGAAGGTAACACGTCGGAATTACGGTCGCTTGTCGCCTGTGCGCGCCTTGATGACATTGCGCGGAATAGTCACCAGATCCTGTTGATCCTGTTCCTGTTTCTGTCGCGCCAACGCCGTGTCCGCGCCTTCGCGAACGCCGCGCAAATACGCGGTTTGCTGGCTTTCCTGCGCCGTCGCGATCTTTTGATCGACGTTCTCGCTCGACCGGGTAACGGCTTCGGCCTTCGTCGTCGCCGCGAAGTTCAGGGCCCACAGTAGGATCCCGACGACGAGCGATCCGCCCGCGCCGATAATAGTCACGACGATCGTCCCGACGTGCCCCGACTTCGCAGCCTTCGACGCCGCTGCCTGTTCCAGCTGAACGACGCGCAACGTTAGGTCGTCGACCGCCGATTCCAGAGTCTGGACTTGGGACAACGCCAGGCGCGCGTCCACGGCCGTCTCGATGTCGTTCTGAGACGCAGCGGTGGACCTTGGCGGCCGCGCCGGCTGTGGGATAGTCGGCCAAGTCATGGCCTACGGTACCACAGTGCCCCAGGATTGCGGCACACGGGGTTTACGAAAGGGGGGTGACTGTACGACAGCACCCCCCTACTCGAAACCATCTAGGACCCGGAAGGCCGGATCACGGTCTGACGCGTCGGTAAGTACCCCAGGAACCAGCGCCAGCCGACGGCGACGCCGGACACGTAAACGTCGCGCCCGTTCCCGCGTCGTTGTACGCCAGTAGCTCCACCTTCAGCGTCCCGCCCTTCGTGAGAATCAGACACAGGGGGAACGTCCACCGAACTTCGCCCGTCGTCGTGAACGTAAGCCAGTTCGAGATGACGTGGACGACTGGACCAACGCCGCCCACACCTTCGGTGATCTTGGCATGTAACCCGACTGATCCCGTCCCAGTCGCTGCCGCCTGGCACAGGATCGTTCCGATCTCCAAATCGATGACGTCGCCGATCTGCGTTTCCGTATCCGTGAAGATCGCCGACGGAATAAGAGCCCCGGCGCCGCTGTCGTCGTGCCCCGGGGTGAACGGTAGAATCAACAACGTCGGCGAACCGATCAGAGGCTGAACTCGCATCAGTTGATTGCGCGGCATCGGCAGGCCGTCGCGACGACGCGACCCTTGCAGGATCCCGGTGTGCGTCGTCCAGGCGTAGGGCACTTCCCAGTCGCCGTTGCCCAGCGCCAACGGGATAGCGTACGCGGTACCGACGCAACCGCCGAACCCTGTACTAGCCAGCGATACGGTCAACGTTGACGTCGCCGTGAAGTCCACCGACTCTTGGATCTTCGATAGGTACATCAGCACGCCGTTCGATCCGCGCGGTCGTCGACGGGCGGGGTTCGGCACGTTCGCGTCGTTGTTTAGCGAGTTTTGCGAATACCGGACGCAACGAGGGAGCGGCGTACTGGTCCCGAGAGTCGGGAAACAGGCGACCAGAATGATCGTGTCCGTTTCGCCCTGAACGAATCCCGATCCGCGCACCGCATTGGCCGCGTTACACGGAACCCCTGCGATGTCGCCGCCCGTAGAATTACCGAAGTTGGCTAGGTCCGTCGCCGCGATCGGCGTGTTCTGGTAGATCTTCCCGGCTATCTTGATCCCAGCGTATTCGGCATCCACCCGCCCGTAGAACCCGAACGTGTCGAGCGTCGACGCGCCTGTGAACGTTACGTCGTGCCCTCCGTGGACGTCCACGACTGCGGTGTTCGACATCGTAGTCTCGGGCCCCAGGTCCATTCCGATGTCCCGCAGTAACGGGCGGACGTCGTAAAAGTCGACTTGGTTTAGCGCCGCTCCCGGTTGGACGATCGCCAGCGCCAGCGGTAGCCAGCCCGTCACCGTACCCGGCGCCGTCCCGGGTGTTCCGGTCCGAACGCGGAATATGAGCGTACTTCGGATCGTCTTCGGTATCGACGTTGGGATGAACGCCTCGGTCGCTTCGTCGTAAATGTCACGACTTTCGTTCGTCGTCGTACTGTCAATGTTGAACCCGACTTCAATAACGTCGCAGCGGGGAGCGCCGCCGGAATTCGCGACGATTACCATCGCAGGGTCTAACGTGGATACGCCGTCGGACACAACGACCTGGAACCCACTGTCGACCACTGGATCTGCGGGTTCGATCCCGGTCCATCCCGCTAACGTGCCGGGTGAGATCATGACGTACCCGGGCGAGTCCACGATCGCTTCGAGTCCGTCCAGCACAACCGACGACCATGCCGTCGGGCGAACCGTTACGCCGGGCGTGTCCGTCGAATGGTTCCGCTGAACCAGCGCGCGCAAGATCTCGTTTCGCTCCCGTGCTACGTAGTCTTGCAGGTTGTTGTTGTCGTCCGACACGACGCGTTCGCGTAAGTTGAATTGTACTCTTTGTTGCCCGCTTGACATGTCCGCAGCCTTTCCGTGGTCAGAAACACCCGATGTTCTCGACGTACATTTCCCAGCGCACACCAGCCATACGAGCGCGATCGACCGCGGACCAGATAGCGGCCCACACTCGGCGGTTGCCTACAGGATAGCCGTCGAAGAAGTTTCCGGCGGGGAACCGGACGTCGTACGCGTTGGTGTTCCCGCGATCGTACGCGCAGCCGTATTCTCCCAGGTTTAGCGGGGGGACGCCCAGTCGGAAGTAACCGCGGAAATGGGCAAGATCCAACGCGACCTTGTTCCGATTCTGCGCCGTGAGCGGTAGATCGTACGCGTAATTCACAGCCGGGTTCTGCGGGACGTTCGCCGACGATCCCGCGTCGTAAAACATCCCGGGGAGTAACCGCGATCCGACCTGACGGAAACAGCACGCCGACTTGTACGGCGCCAAGATCTGGTTCGCGGTTCGTCGAATCGCGTTCGGGGATACGACGTCCGCCGGGTTACCGACGCGCAGTCGGTAGGATTCGTCCCCTTCAGCCGATGCCCGGGACACATTCCGTTCGAACCCTAGTTCGTCCAGCATCCCAGCGCGTCCACCGGTCGGCGCCGCGTCGTTCGTAACGACCACGGACAAGTCGTCGGTCCAATTCTGGAACCGCCACGCAGCTACGCCCGCGGTCGTCGGCTGTTGGATCGTCGCGTTGATCGTAAACCCGGCGCCCGACGTCAGTCCGATGATTCCGAACGCGGACGTGAACGGATTGATTTCGGGACTGTCGACGTCGATCGCTAAGTAATCGGCGTTGCTAGCGAGCACGAGGCCCGACGCGCCGGACGTTAGCTGCACGACGCGTTCCCCTACCGCGAACGGTCCGCCCGCGGTTACGCCGCGGAAGACCGCGAAGTGGTCCAGTTCGATTACGACCGGGGCGCCGCCGACGAACTGGCGGATCTGCCGCAGCTGGCCTGCCATCGGTCCCGAGTCGAACGCGATCATCCCGCGAACATGGAGCGGATCCAACTGCGAGCCCGCGCCCGTCGTCGTCTGGAACTGCGTTCCCGTTCCCGTAGCGAATCCTGTGTTCGACAGGCCGTCGCCGCGCTGCGCGAATTCCGAGATCGTCCCGGGTAACGGCTGGTTGTATCCGGTTCCGGGGCGATACGAAACGGCCGGGATCGTAATGGTCGCCGATCCCGGTAACAGCGCCCGGCGCGCCGTCAGTACGTACTTGCGCCCCGTCCGGAAGATCTGCGCCCCGTCCGGACCGTAGTCGGTCGTGCTGTGCAAGATCGTCGTCCCGGCTTCTAGTACCAAGAATCGATCCAGGTTCGTCGTGCGATTGAATCGCAACAGGACGTCGGCGGGTCGTTCACCCGACGCCGGGGCGTTAGTTTGTCCCGACCACGGGAATATGTACATCGCTTGAGTCGTCGTATCGACGGCAGCGGACGCCCGTTCGCACTGCGCCATCGACTGTTCGATGGCCTCGATCGGCGCGTCTTTCGATTCGACGATCGGCCGCCAATACCCGTCGGCCATTACGTCGCGCCACAGCGCCTGGAAGTCTTCGCGTAGTAAAGGGCCGGATGTCACTCACCGAAGGTAACACGCGTCCCCCGCGTCGTCATCGATCGCCGACCGTCGGCGGCTTAGACGAACGATACGTTTTCGGGTCGGATCCGCAGCGTTCGCCCCTGGATCGGAACTATGTCGCCAACCGGATCGACGATCGTGTCCTGACGCGGAATCAGTCCCGAGGTTTGGAACCGAGCCAGGACCGACCGCAAGTTGGCTACGTACAGCGGTTGCCCGATCCCCAGGCTGTTCACGTAGTCGACGACCGCGTTGAGTACTTCGAGGGTTAGCGTCGACGTGTCAACGCCCGCCGTAAACGTCAGGTGAAGCGTCAGCCGATCGATGATCTGCGGGATCCCGCCCGACAACAGGACGTACACCCCGGCGCCGCGCCATTCGTCCAGTTCAATATCCACAGACGCTTCGAGGGCCTTCGAACTAACCCCGGACGAATCCGACACGGCGAGCTGAACCAGTCGCGCCGGCATCCCGTTGTCCAGGACTTCCAACGCCATCGCCGATTCGATACCCGGTACGGTTCGCGCGCCGTACTCGATCGCGCCCAGCGTCCCGCGGGACATCGCCCGCCAGAAGTCTCGGATGCGTTCGCGGAACACGTCGTCGGATTCTCGAGGTTCCCCGCCCGCCGCCGCCGTCGGATTCGAAATGATGATCGACGGATCGAACAGCGTCCCCGCGGACGGCTTGCGAATCGCGTTCGCGCCCACCTGGAAGTCTTTCCCAGCCTGCACCGCCCGCGCGTAAACGCTAGCCGATACGGTCGTCCCGCTAAATAGCGCGGTCTGCGTCGTAACGTATTCAATCCCCGTCGTCGTGATGAACTTCCGCCCCGATTCGACGTTACCCGAACCGACGCCAGTCGACGACCGCGCGAAGTTCAGGATCGTGCGAGCCGGTGACGCGCCCTTGCGCAACAGCCGATAACGGTCGAACCCCCAGCGATCCAGGTCTTCGCCTTCGCAGCCGTCCAGGAACAGCGCGTTCATGCGCTCGCCCAACTGCCGCTGAACCGCGAACGTCATGAACGACGTCGAACCGACCATCAGATTGACGTCCGACCCTTCGATGTCGATTTGCGCTGGGTCGATTCGCTTAGCGCGCGATCGTACGTACTGGCGCCCGATCTCGTAATAATCTAGCCGGGTTAGGTTATCCATTGTGGGGTCCTCAAATCGGAACTGGAACGGTGTAATCGGTTACGACGCCGATCGTCGTTTTCGCATTGATCTTGTAAACGAACAACGACGGATCTTCGGTCGACTGCGACAGGGACACGGAGACGCTAACGGTTTCCGGTTCCTGTCGGATCTGGTCTTCGGCGTCCGCCGCGATGCTGTCCGTCAGATTCGCCCGCGCCAGTCGCTTCACCGACTGCGGGATGATTACCCCGTACGACGGCAGCGCGCGGAACGTCCCCTTCGGCGTAGTTAGTCGACGGAACACGCGCTTCTTGTACGACGTTAGTCCCTGGTCGATCCCGTAGTCGCCCGTGTCATCGACGACGAAGTGGCCGATCTGGGGTAACGACTGCGATCCGGATCCGTACGGATGACCCGCGTTCGTAGCGGTCCCGCCGTACTGAGGATTGGCGATGTCCCTGTTTCCGATCAGCATGTCCATCGACAACGCAGGCGTCCCCAGCTGCACGCCGGTAAACGTGAACGACGCTTGCGTGGGATCGAGGTTGGTTGATAAATCCGCCGACTTTAGGTCCACGACCGTGATCGTGTACGACGAACCAGTTGGCGACATCGGGCGGTCCAACCAGACGTCGATCTGCGTTCCGTCTCCCGGTACCGCCTGCACAGCCGCGACGTTCACAGGTCGGGTCGGGTTCCCGTCGATCCCGATCGCTGCCGGATCGGCGGCTATCGCGTACCGCTGCACGAACGCCGCGTCGGGCGGGTCGTGCCAGCGGCTGTAATACACTGGTTGGTCGAACGTCAGGCGAACCACGTTTTCGCGTACCGCTTCCGCGAGTACTAACGCCATCAGCGTAGTCGTCGACCCGCCAGCGCCGAACGGAACCGCGCCGAACGGGCCTAGCCCCCAAGACATTGGTTGGTGCTCCTAGTCACCCGACCATCGTATCACGTCGTCACAAGGCGCCGAATTCCGGATCGACATCCGGATCTTCCCCGGTCGACTGTCGCCCGCCGCCGAATGCGAACTTCGCTTCGAACGGGTCGCTCAAGTCGCAGTTCAGCGCCAAGAAGAAGTTGAACTTGGGCGGAAAGTCGAACGGGGGGAACTTCGGTAGAACGAACTTGAAGTTGAACGCGAACGTCGGAAATCCGAACCCACAGATGCTCGCGCCCGAAGGCGACGGCTTGAACCCGGCGTCGGCCTGCACTGCGTCCTGTTCGGCGGGAGGGGGTAAGTCTAGGGGTGGTGCGGCGCCCATCGCGTTAGCCTACCAGGAAACCGGAACAGCCGAGCCCCGGCATCAGCTGGATCCCTACCGCGGGAGGTTTCGGGGTCGGCAACGCGAACATCGCCATAATCGCTGCCGCGGTCAACGGCGTACCGGCCAACCCCGCTTTCGTAGCGGCTACGATCCCCGCCAACGACACGTCCAAGTTGGCCGTAGTTATCCCCAACAACGTGCCGTACTGCGCCAGGAACGACGACAACAGCGTCACGACCGACTCGGCCGTGGCTACGTGCTCTGCTGGTTGGTTACCGGACGTTCCCAAAACGAACGTCCCCGGAACCAAGATTGTGTTCGGGTCGTTCGGACTGTCGCTCAACTGCATGTAAGCCGAACCCATTTGCATGATGTACTGCTTACCGGTCAACGATAGTTGCAGCACGGCGTTACCGTCGCCCGACACATACCCGAAGACGTCGGCGGATACCTGGAACGCGTTTTTTTCCCCGTCCCGTAACGTCACCACGCCGTTCAAGTCGATCGACAGGAACGCGCCAGTCGGGGCTGACCTAAACATGATGGGGCCGGCGGTTTCCTCGATGAACGGCGTGCGTCGTCGTCGGAACGCGAACGTGTTCGTCGTCGGATCCTGGCCCGCCACCGAATCCATCGGGAACCGGTCGAACGCGTTGTTCAGTCGCCCGATGATTACGGGCCCCGCCGCTTCGTTCCCAGACGGTAGCGCCACCAGTACTTCGTCGCCCTTCACGAACGGGTGGTATTCCCCTTCCCCGTTACCCGCGATGACAGACGACAGCCGGCAATGCACTTCGTTCCGCGAGGGCATCAGCATTACGCACACCATCGGCTGACCAAGCTCCGCGTCGAACGTAACGATGTCCTTCGGATCGGTAGCGTGTACCAGGCCGTACGAAATCCATTGGCGCGGATCGATACCGGGCCGCGCCATCCCCGCTGCCGCCGTCGCCGAATCCAGCGGTCGAACTACTTTCCGAACGGTCGATGTCGTCCTGCTCATACGCCCTCGTCGATTACCACATTGACCGGTCCGGTCCCCGCGGTTTCCGCCGACTGAACGTCGGACGGTGAAATCTGCTCGTCGGCGTCCAGTTCCTGATCGTTCCGGATTTCGATGTAGTTCATGGCTTCCAGATCGATAGTCACGCCGCTCGATTCCATATCCCAGTCGAGGCCAACCGTCTTGCAGCGGAACGTAGAAACCAAGCCGACGTTCCGGATCGCCTGCGAATACGCTTCCGCGAACGCCGCCGAATACCCCAGGCCAGTCAGGTATTCGCGAGGACGATCGCGCATCTGCGCCTGGATGTCCCCGAGCGTCGTACTGCGATTCGAGTCCGTCGGGGTCGTCGTCATCTCGATGTCCAGTGCGTCGCCGGGCATCAGATCTAACGCGTCCGGATCGAGGTTACCACCGCCGAAACTGGCCAGATTCTTGGTTATGCAGCGAACTTCCAGTTCGGCGCGCCCCTGCGATTCGTAGGTAGACTGGGCCAGAATCCGTGCCGTCTTTTCGTCCTTGATCTCGGGCCGAGTAACGACCCACCAGGTCTGTTCGTTCTGGTCCCCCGGCGACGGCTTCGACATCCGCTTCGCGACGTTCGTCGGAAACCGAGCGATGATCATCCGTTTTCTCGACGTATCGTACGACTGGATCTCGACGTTCCTCGGAACAGACGTGGTGTACTTCCGCTTGATCTTCAATTCCGTCAAATTGTGCCCGTACACGTACAGTCGATTCGTCAGTACGCGCCCGGACGGCAGGATTCGCCCCGTGAACGGATCGTCTGGACGTCCCGCGAACCGTCGGTCGTACAACGTCCGCGGTCGCTGAACGACGATCGTCGTTCCTACCATGCGGATATTGTGACCCACCATGCCGCACACGTCGGTGAGGTAGTCCCACACCTTTAGCTTCGACGCCGCTCCGCCACCGCCCGCTGCGCCGCCGCCGCCCGTTGGCGTAGGTCCGCGGTTGGGCTGCCCCGCGTGTTTCTGCACCGCCGCGCCCAACGTCGGTATCTTCGACGCGTCGATCTTGGGAGCGTACGCCACGGACAGTCCCTGGAACTGCGGGAAGTTCGCCAGATAGTTCGCGATCGCCTGGTCGATCCGGATCTTCGGTTCGACCGTCAGTTGAGGGGGGGCGTCCTGGTCTAGTAGCAACCGGGTGTTATCAGTGCATTCGATCTGCACCGCTAGCGATTCGTTTTCCGGGAACATCGCTTCGTGATCGTCGATCCATCCCTCGAATCGTAGGTTCGTTCGCTGCCGCCCGTACGCGTCCACGTAGTCGTCCGGAACCACGTGTCGAGGCGTAGCGTTCCCGACGCTATCGGTTCGAGTCTCCCCCGCGATCCCTCGCTGGTAATCGTCAGCCGTAACGCAGCCCAAGTAATACTGGACGGCGATCGATCGGATACAGCGCGGATCGATAGGCAGATCGACGAACGGGATGGTCAACGATAGGTTCGACGCCGTTCGCATCCCGTTTCGGCGTAACGTCGCCCGCGCCGGAATGATGCCGTCGACGTAATGCGTGAACCCGTCTTCCGACGCCGTTTGCTGTTGCGGGGTCCCCAGTCGGTTCGGCGACGAGCCTTCACCCTGTAAGGACCAGCCGCCGTTGACGTACGTCACAGTCAACTTCGCGTCCTTCGATTTTCCCGCCCCCTTCCGCAAGTGCGCCGGTAGTCGGGGGGGCTTGGCGATCTTCGGGTTGTTGTAATCCTCGAACCGCACGCACAGTCGCACGCGGGCCGACGGGTAGTAACTCTGATCAACGTCGTCGCTGGACACGTTCCGAAGGTACCACGTCCGACGCCGGATCGATCCGGCGTCCGCGCCATAGTGCAGGCATGCGAATCCTCGACGCGTACATCCAAACCACGTCCGACGACCATCTGGAAGACTTAGCCGAACCGCGATTGACCGTCACGATAGCCGTCGACGACCTAGCCGACGGCTTACGGCTACTTCAAGACATCGCCATGATGGTCAACCCGCCCGACGATCTAGACCGTCCAGAATCGCCCGAGTCGGAATGACCAACGGCTTACCGACTGGCGGGGAAATCGAATACGCCGCCAGTCCGTTCGCCTTCGCCAGCGCGCCCGCTACCGTATCGGTCTGGTAAAACTTCATCGCGATCTTCCCCAGCGTATCGCCGGCTCGCGGTAGGTAAACGGTGATGAGATCGCCAGTCTCCATCCGATTCCCCGACGCCGCCGACTGCACCCCGGCGCTACGCCTGCGATTGGCGGCCTTCGCCAAGTCGGCGTTTACCGATACCATCCAGTTCGCAGAATCCTGGGCCTTGCTGTAATAGGCCGCCGACCGCGTAAGCATCGACACGCGCGATCGGGTCTGCGTTTCCTCGAGAGGCGTTCGACTGATGTCGTCCAAGAAGTTGTTCGCGGTCGAGACCGCGTAGTTCGCGACGTCCAGCGCCCTACCTACCAGCGACACGGGTATGTCCCGGATCGTCAGTACCAGCGATCCTAGGTCGTGCATACGGCTCGTAACGCTATCCGCAGCCCGCGCGAAACTGTCGAACATTTCGAACGGCCCCTTCGCGAACTGTTCTAGCGCCCCTAACGTAAGCCGAGTGGGCGACGCCTTCAGCGCCGTATTATTCGCCGCCGTCACGCCGTCCTGCGACGCGATCGCCGCCTGGATCTTCGCGATCAGATCGAACGATACGTCTTGCAGTTTCGCCGGTTCGGAATCGCCCTTCCCGATCCACACGAACGTAGCCGACCACGCGATGTCGTCCAGATTATCCGGGCGGGCTTCGAACGTCCCTAGCCGCCCGTCCCGCACCACCTTCAGCTTCCGTTGAGGCACGGCCCCCTTCGTCGACGGCGCCGATTCGTTCGACCACGTGACGCGCAGTAGCTGGCCGCCATCGCGGATCTTTTCGAAGATCGTCCAAAGGTCGTGGGCATACCCGACGTTGTGCGGCCCGTCTTCGTCGGTCCAGGTGCAGGGGTTCCGCAGTAGCGTGACCGTCCGCCAGCTACCTTGCCAGTCCGACGGCGCTACCTTCGTGGCCAGCACCTGTTGCGACGCTCGTCGGTTCCCCGGGTAGAACTGCGTGGGCAACGTCGTTTCGCCGCCGTAGCCGGCGGGCCGTAGCGGTAGGCCCGACCCGCGCAGTTCTAACTTACGTTTCTTGCCGCTCAGTTCCTCGATCGTCAGATTGCTGGTGGCCACCCCAGCAATCTATCACGTCAACCGGCCGCGTACCGCTTAGCCCATAGCGCTAGGGCTGGGGTCGCCTGCGGAATCGATCCAGGCGTAGGGGGGGCGGGTTGGTTCGTCTTCGCGTGGACCTGCGCCTGCGCCATCAGGGTTTCCAGGATCTCTAGTTTCTCTTTGATGTGGAGCCCCGCTTGCGCGATGCCGTCCGCGTCTTCGTCCTTCGCCGCCGCCGTAGCTTCCTTCATCAGCGATTCGATCTCGTCGATGTAATCGCCGGCTTCGTCTTTCAGATCCTCGATCGACTCGGGATCGCCGCCCTGGTCTTCCGACGCTTTCGCCTGATCGATCAGTTCGTCGAACTTGTCAGCGTACCCTTCAGCCGCCGACGCGACGGACTGGACCTGCGACAACAGCCCTTCGAAGTTCTCCGTGCCTTCGTCGGCTTCCTGCGCCTGTTCGTCGTCCGATTCGTTCGCTTCGTCTTCCAAGGTTTCGTCGTCTTCGCTGTGGTTCACTGGATTGTCTCCCGGTTGCGGTTCTATCGCAGGCGTATCCGTATCCGTGTCCACGGACGCGTTCGGATCGGTTTCGATCATCGATTCGTCCCCAGCGCCCGCCGACCATTCCGCAGCGACGTCGCACAAGTCGGTGATGTCGGCTTCCGACAGCGAATCCAAAACGTCCGTCAACGGACCTGCGACGCCTGAAGATTGGGTTAGGGCGGGGAGCACTGGCATGGACATAATCGACCTCGGGAAAACACTAGCACAGACCGGCCGCCGCTATCACGTACCGAAGGGACTGGCGCTCGCCGACTGGTAACGCCGTTCCGCGGCCGCCAAAATGTCCCGCTGGAACACGACTGCGATTCGATCCGGGTCTTGATCTCGGAAGTCTTGTTGGATCTTGAAGGACTGCCCGCCGTTGAACTGGACCTTCGGCGTGCCCGCGGCCGACTTCTCCCGCTTCGCTGCCACCCCGGCCATGTCCTTCAGTAGGGAGGAGAATTCAGACGCCGAATCCTTCGTGGCGTTCGCCAACGCTTCGTACCCGACCGACGTAAGTTCTGCCGACGATACGAACGCGTCTTGCAGGGTCTTAGACTTCGCCAGCAGATTGGCGATGTACGTCTGCGCGCCCGCGTCCGCGACGTCCACGGCCGTCTGGAACCCTTGGGCGAGAGGCGCGATCGTCGTCGCTTCGTTCGTATCGTGTCCGCCATTCATGAGTCGGGCGTTCTCTTCGATCTGCCGCGCCGCTTCTTCGGCGCCCGCCACCATGTTCCGGTTCGCGCGATGTTGATCCATCGCCGCGTCCGCGTACTTCTCGGCCTCGACTCGAGACATACCAATCAGTTTCGAATCGATCAGAAACCGATGCTTCGTCGTCTCGAAGTGGTCCATCGCGTTCTGGTCCATCGCCTCATAACCGGCGTTCTCCTTCTTCGCCATGTTCGTGAAGTATTCGTACCGCGCGCGAGTGTCCGATTTCTCACCGTCGTCCATCTCCTTCATCAGTTTCGCGCCCTGCGTCGCCGCTAAGGTCACGCTCCCGATGGCCAGCGCGAACGCTCCTAGCGCCACCACGCCGCCCATCGCACCGGCTCCTAGCGCCGCCCCGCCTGCTTGCCCCATCGTCGTTACGCCGCCCGCTGCGCCTGCGGAATAGATAGCCTTCCCGGCGCCGAACGCCGACTGTGCGATCTGCGATCCCATTACGGTCTTGGCGCCGTACGCGATCGCCAACGCTTCCTTGTGCTCGATCGCGAACTGGATGACAGACTTCGCGAATCCCCAGGCCGCTACGATGTCTTCTTTGATCTCCGCGCTGTTTTCGCGGATGTACGCCCAGCCCTCGCGGATTACCCGCGCCGCTTCTTCGGCGTACTTCGACACGTCGACCGCCATGTGCTTCGCGAATTCTTCGATCGACCCGCTGCCAGCTTTCATCCACTCGACTAGCTTCCGCAGCTGCGGAACGATCGCTTGCAGTAGCGGCGTTCCCAACTGCTCCTTCGCGATGTCTTCCATCGTGTGCATCTGCTGGATTAGGGCGCCCATCCCCAACGGAGCCTGCCCTAGCTTTTCGGAGATGTGTTCCATCCCCTTTTCGAGCCGGTCCGACCGCTGTTCGTCGGTTAGTTTCGCCCATTCCGCCGCGGCCCCCTTCGTCTTGTCGCCGAAGATCCCAGTCGTTTGCAGCAACTGGAACATGTGCCCGCGGGTTCGCAAAATGCCTTCGCCCATCATCTGGTACTCGCGGGCCATGCCTTCCGCGCTGCCGCCTAGTACACGAGACATGATCGCGATCTGCGCGATCGATCCCTTGGACTTTTCCAGATTCTCGACGCCCGCCCCGCCGATCTCCGTCAGCACCTGGAACGCGCCCTTCAGATCGTCGGCGTTCCGCCCCTGGTCCAACGCGAGTTGGTTCAAGTGCTCGTTGAGTTCCTTCGACTGCGACTTCGCCGCGTCCCACGGAACGTTCTGCATCGTCGCGATGAGTCCCGTCATCGCCCCGACGTATTTGCCGTTGTTCCGGGCCGCGTCTATGAACGACGCCCCGAACTCTTCCACCTTGTGGATCGCCTGCGGGAGGTACGACCCGACGGCCATAGATAGGGTCGATTTGAAGAACCCCATGCCCGCCTGCGTCGCCTGCTGGGCCTGCGACGTTTGCTCGAACGCCTTCTTCAGTCCCTGAATAACCGACGAGCCGCCCGCGTCTTCGACGACTAACTTCGTTTTGACTTCATGCGTTTCGGTGGACACCTAGGCAGGGTAACACGGGACGCCGGATCGATCCGGCGTCCCGCTACCTACCCGCCCGCGTCGAAGTCGCCGAATCCCCAGGGCGACATCGCTGGAACGGCGGGGGTCGGTTCGTTTCCGCCGTTCTCGTTTCGAATCAGTTCGGCCAACGCCGCTTCCCAGAGTTGGGCTTCTTCGTGCGTTAGCTCCCACGCCCAGTCGACAGACTGCCTAAGGTACCGGACGATCGCCGTCACGCGCGCGTACAGTTCCGTCAACGCCTGATTCGGATCCGGGTACATGAACAAGAACGCCGCGTCGAATCCGACGTCGGCCCCCGTCCCTCCCGCGTACTTCCACGCCAGGCGGTGCAGTCGTTTCGCTACCCAATCGGGGTCTAGCGTCCAGCCGTTCGCGTCGACGGTCAGCCGCCCGCTAGACGTACTGCGACGCAGTTCTCGAAAAAATCGGCCATCTCTTCCTGCTTCGCGACGTGCAGTTGGACGAACAGTCGATCCAGAATCGAACGGCACTTCGGTCCGATCGCGTCCCACCAGATGTCGATGTTGCCGACGCCGGGTTCGCCGGTCCAGTCCGCCACGGCCCCGTCGACGGCGCGGATCATCTGTTTCGCCATCTGCTCGGCCATCTTGTTCGGGTCTTTATCGGACCGCATGATGGCTAGCTTTTGGTCGCCTAGGTTATTCGACCAGATGATCGCCTGCCGTTCGCCCTTCGCCGGCGTGTCCGTCATCGTCGGGCGGAATCGGAGGTACATCACCTGCTTGTTGCGCGGTATCTTCAGACCCGGCGGTACCAGCACCCAGTCGGGGATCCCGCCGTCCGTCGCGTCGGGTAAGTCCACGCGTGGGGTTATCGGGATCGGAGTCTCGACGGCTTCCGCCATCGCGTTGGGGGTTACGTTCGGTGGTGGTGGGTCGGTATCGTTTCGATCGATCATGGGGTGTAGTCCTCGGCTCGAACCTTACCACAACCCCCAAAACGGCAGCACCCCTGCATCCATCGGACGCCGGGGTGCCGTAGCCTCTAAGCGTACTCCCGCAGGGGGGGACTAGAGCAACTGGTTGTTCGTCATCGACCGTTCGCTGCATGCGAACGTCAATTTGTGTTTCGCGAATTCCTTTCGGCTCGCGATCGACGACGCAGCCGGGCCCCAAGCCACGTCCATGTAAACGAACACGGTCGAATCGCCGTTGGCGTAAATGTCCGACCGAACGACGTTGAAGACGATGCCCGGATCTTTACGCTGCGCCCGCGACCGAATCGCTTCCACGAATTCGGTCCAGCCGCTGCGCGCCGACTGGAACTCTAGGTTCCCCTTGTAGCCGCTGAACACGTCCGAATACGTCGACGCAGTATGGCCTAGGAAGTTCTCTTCCTTGATTTCGTTCTCCATCGTGTCGTCGAACGTCCCGATGGCGGTGATCTCCGACACCACCGTTCCGTCGCGAATTAGTCGAACGGTCACGTCCTGCCCTAATAGTCTTTGCTCCATGGTGTTGGTTCCTTACGCCGCGGCCTTGATTACGAGAACGCCTTCGCCGATCTCGGTGTCCAGAACGATTACGTCCATCGACGGTAGCGTTCGAACTTTGATGATGCACCGGAATAGCCCCGCCGCCGTACTGTCCGGAGTGTTGCCCGATTTGTAGTCCGTCGACCAGTCTTCGATGCGCTGCGCGTCCGCGTTGTTATCTGACTTCAGTCCCTTCAGGAACGAATCGATCGTGCCGATTACGAGCCCGCGTCGCGTTCGCCCGTTGAGCTTCTTGGTGAACGGCTTGAGCCCTACCGACAAGCTATCTTGGATGAAATCCGCCATACGACGACGGGCTATGTTCTTCAGCCCCGGGTACACCGCGGGGTTTACCGACGTCACGCCGGATTCGACGATCGCAGTTCCGTCGTCGATCCGTAGAGCCGCGATGCCTGCCGCTTTGAACGCTTCATAATCGTTGATCGTCAGGTTCAGAACGTCCGGATTCCCCTGTTCGATGTCGATCAGATTCGTCGCGAACGTCGTCTCTTGTCCCGGGTTTTCCTCGGGAGGCAACTGCGACATGATCGACGCCAGCCAGGTGTCGGAACCGACGTCGATCGTTCCGTCCGCCGTGAATCCAGCTCCGCCCGCGACGCCGACTTTAGCGATCGCCGGAATGAAAGTGTGGCCGCCGGGGAACGCGTAAACCACGCGTTGATCGCGGTACGCGCCGACGCCCGGTTGCGTCGTATCGCTGCGCGCCTGCGCCCGCGTAGTCGTCCCGAGCGGAGGGCGAATAACAGCTACGCGCCCGAACATTCCGTTGGCGGACGACAACAGCGCGTTCGACCGTAGCGCGTTACGAATCGCGTTCGACTGTCGCGCGCTAACGATGATGTTGGCCTGTTTCGCGATGCTGTTTAGATTCCGCGTCGCGTCGAACGCCGCGAGGTAGGCCGCGTCCAACGCCGGTTCGGTCAACGCCGCCGCGATCGACAGCGTGTTCGTAACAGCCCACAACCCCATGGCAACGGGCATCGCCGCGATCGTCGTAATCGCCGCCGGCAAAGCCGACGCCACAGTTCCGTCGTCGGTAGCCGGTCGGATTCGAGCCTTATACGGACCGGCTGAAGTCGCCGTCACCGCTACATCCACGGCGGTAACCCACTGATGGGTTCCAGCCGTATCCGTAACTTCGATCCCGGCGCTAAGCGTCCCGGCGGTCGCTCCCATTATCGCAGTCACGGCCGTGTCGAGCGGCGCGAATCCGAAGATCGTCGCCGCCGTACTCGTGGATACGACCTTGATCGACGGGGTGCCGGTCGTCGACTTCGACGCGATCCTCAAGTTTCCAGCCGAGTCGCGATCGATCTGCGTTCCCGACGACGCCGCGGTCACGACCGTAGCCACTTCGGCCGCCGTTACCGCCAGGATGTTTCCGACGTTCCCGGTTCCCGCCGTAATTCCAGCGGTAAGTCCGGTAGCAGTCGCCACCAGTCCGCTGATGGTTCCGATCTGCAAACTACCAGCGGTCCCGAGTACGACGCCCGACAACTTGATGCCGTTCCCGCCCGTATCCGTCGCCACCGCGTAGCTGAACGACGCGTTGATTCGACTGATGACCTGCACCTTCGATTGGTCCGCGCTGGTGAACGTAACGACCACGGGCGCTGCGCCGTCGACCATGATTTGCAGGGTTTCGCCGCCGACGAACGTCGACGGGTAAACGCCGGTCCCGGTACGATTACCCACGGCCGCGTTGAACGTAGCCGTCGAATTCGCCGCCCCGTCGAGCGAGAACACCAGCGTGGCTGCCGGCGCTAGGGTCCACGTCGAGTTGGCGTTGCCGAGGATGTACGGCAGCCGCGTGAACGATACTTCGCCCACCGTCGTATCGACGCGACACAAGATCAGACGACTGAACGACTTCCCTGCTAACGCTACGTAGCCGTTGCCGTTCCAGTACTCCGGAACCGCTGCCGCGTCGGCGTTGCGAGATCGGGCGCACGGGAAGTTACCCGGTACGCCGTTGTAAACGAACCCGAACGCCCCGTATTGGGTAAGAACGTCTTGGCCGCCCATTACCTCTTGCGGGGTATACGGGCCCTTCTCAAATTCTGCGACCAAGCAAACCGTCCCGGATCCTGTTCCGATGATGGATGCAGCTGGTTCGCGGTCGATGATGACGACGCCTTCGATCGCCAGCAATTCGGCGAGCCCCGGGTCCTGCAAATAACGACGGATGAATCCGGACATGAACTGTACTCCTGTCCGGAAAGTATCACGCCGCCCTGCAGGGCACTAGCCCAACGTGTGGTACACGTTTCCGTCCCGTACGTTCGCTTCGCGGGGTCCGAAGTCGAGCAACACGCGCAGCCGGCGGTAGTCGATCAACGCGACTTCGGGCACCCACACTTCGACCCGTAGGTGGGCGATCCTCCGACCCGCTGCCGCCGCGCCGAAGTCGACGCTGTACCCGTCGCCGCTCACGATACTGAAGCACGCGCCCTGGTCGAAGTACGCCGGGCATCGCAGGCACAGTTGGCCGCTGTCCGTGAAGTACCGCGTCGCGTAGCGGATCCCTTCGATAATCCCCCGCGTTACTTCGGGCGTCGACGATATCGCCTCGACCGTCATTTGTTCGACGTAATACCCGGTGGTGAGCAGGACCGTCCCGGGGCCGTACCGGTCGATCGTGTCTTCGTCCGCTTCTGGTCTGCCCAGCGAGTACACCCACTTTTCGTCGTACGAATACGGGCCGGGAATGAATCCCACCCCGGTCAACTTCTGGTCCTCTTGCGACTGGTCGGGGGGCGTCGGGAAGATCCGATCGCGAGGAACCTTGAAGGCCTGCGTTTCCGCGTCGGTAATCGTCCGCCGAAACACCAGCAGGCTGATGAAGTCCGCGAACCGATCCAGCGCGTGCCCCCGCGCCCCCTTGTGAGGTAACGGCCGAAGGGGCCGTTCCGGATAGGTCGCCCCTAGGTTCCGATCGACGTCTATTAGGTCGCGCAATTCTGACAGGTTCATGGGGGGGTGCCGATCGCACGGGTTACTTCAGCAACTACGTATTCGCCGGTGTACCGCAAATTGCAGTCGCTCATGATTTGCTGACCGCCGCCGCTGAATCGGTTGTGAAAGCCTTTACCAGCCGCGGCCTTCTTCGCTATCGCCCAGGCCATCGACATCGCCGCGTTCTGTGTGGCCGTCCCGTGGGCGTCGTTCTTCATCCGCAGTACCAACCCTTTACGGATTACCCACGCCGCCAGCGCCGCCAGTAACTTCCGCCCGATCTTGATGTTCGACGCCCGCACGCCGTGTTCGATAATCGCCGCCACCGGACTGTCGTTGTAGAACGCCGCCCCGTTGTCGAGCGGTTCGATCTTCCAGCCCGCGCGGTAGATCCCGCGGTCGACCGGCTGCGGCGTGCGCGCCGGAATGATGACCGTCTGAATAGTCTGCACGCAGCGAGCCGCCGCCAGTTTACACCCGACGATCGCTTGCCTCTTACGACGTCCATCGAGTTCCCCGAAGAACGCCCCCGCGGCTTTTAGGTCGATAGTCGTCACACCCGAACGGTACCACGCAGCCAGTTCAGGCGGTAACCCACCGACCGTCCCGGATGAATCCGTGGTGGCCGCACGCGCGACAAAGTACCGACGGTAACAGCGTTATCGGTTCAGCGGTTGCCAGCTGCCAGCCCATTCCCGCAGGGCAGTGCTCACCTTCGACTGCGATCCATCCGGCATGCGCGCCCTTAGGACAGTCGTGCCAATAGGCGACGCCGGCCAATTCCCCATCGATATATCGCTGTTCAATCGTAACCCCGGACCCGATGTCGATGATTTCGCGTTTGGTACAGTCCACGATTATCGCTCCTAAGTTCGACGCCGGATCGATCCGGCGTCAGTCCGGAACGTCCAACACGTCGTCGGCGCCCGTCGTCGGGTTACCTAACCGGTCGGTGTCGGACGACATCGGTTCGAGTACGACCGCCCACTGCGCGCCTTCTTCGTCCCGCCAGGGACTAGCGCCCAGCTTGTACCGACGGCGCATCGGCGGGTCGTCGCCGCGCCCGTCTTCCACGATCTCGTAAAAGAACACGGTCGGATCCTGCGGCCCTAAGTAGGTCGCGATCGCCGCCGTCGACGGGCCAGGATCGCTCGTGCGCGCCTCGCACGCCGACTGGTCCGGGTAGTCGACGGGAATTCGCACCCCGCGCAAATGGTCTTCCGTGAACCAGTACGCGCTGATCTCGTCGACGCGCACCGAGCCGTCGGCAACGATACCGATCGACAACGGACGTCTAGTCGTCGACGTCAGATCGGCCACCCGCGGGGTCGGCAACAGTTCGATTCGGGCCCGGATGACGTCCTGGCCAGCCCCCGCCGTTTCCCCGGTCGATTCGACCCACACCAAAAACACCCGGCGCGACCGCGTTCCGAACTTCGTATACAACTGTCGGACCCGATCTAATCGTCCCGTCAGTCGCTGCGCCAGCGTTCCCCTCGCTGCCGCAGGCCCTGGAAGCGGTCGCACGCGGGGCACGTTATCTCTGCGCCTTCAGTAGAGTCACGCGCGCCTGCGCGTTCGCCACGACGTCGGAACGTACGTTCAAGACCTGCGACAGCGATAGTAAGTCTTCGAGCACCGTCGCGATCGCCGCGGTGAACGCCGATACGTCTAGGGTCTGGGCGTTCGCTTGGATAGCGGCCAAGATCGCGTCTTCTTCCGCCTGAAAGATCAGATCGCCCTTGATTACGATCTGCGTCAGTAGCTCCCGCTTGGCCGCCTGTTGGTCGGCGGGCAGCAACGGGATCATCGATTCCGCCGCCGTAGCTAAAACGTGGAACGTAGTCTTCGCGGATTCGGACGCCGCCTGCACAGCGTCCAGCGCGGAACTAACCTTTTGGTTGCCGCAGCCTGAAACGGGAATCACGCAGCAAACCATCACCATGAGGGCGAAGATCGCCGCAGTTATTTTGGTCATCGAGTACCTATCCCGCGACGCGAACGTTGACGCCCGACGTCGCTTGCAGTCGTTTGTCGAACGGGTTGCGAGGACAGCCGAGCATGTTCGACAGCGCCGCCACCCAGTAGTCGTAACTAGACACCAGTTGCTTCTGTTCTCTCGCGTTGATCTTGATTCCGCCCAGCGATTCGACTGCCATGTTCTCTAGGTCGCCGACCATCTGGCATTCGATAGCGTCTAGGGTCGCCAAGATCTGACGGTAGCGCGGTAGCGCCGCTTCCAACAGCTTATCCATCGCCCCTTCGATGATGAACGTCGTTTCGACCGACGCCGGAGAACCCAAGACGAACGTGTACGCGTCGGCCACCTGTAGGTAACCCATGTGGTGGCGGGTCGCGATCCGTTCGTCTTCGGCTAGGGACACTGGCGTCGCCTTTCAAATTCAGTCGATGATTTCGGGCGAGTAAGACTCTTCCCGCTGAAGTCGGATCCCCTGCCGTTGCAGGTGCTGGATGTCGTAGTTCAGAGAGTCGATGACCTTGCCCTCTTTTAGGTTCGTACGGAATCCCGCTTGCAGAACCGGGCCGCCGCGCACGACGACGTATCGTCGAACCTTCGGGATCTCTTCGGGCGCTGGTGCGTCCGGTAATTGCTTAGCCGTCGCGTCGGCTACTACGACCGCGGTGGCCGCGTCGTTGACGTTGGGTAGTTCGATCACGTGTTCTTCGTCGCTCAACACTGTGATGTTCTCGCCCTCTTTATCGCTTTTCTGTCTCGCCATAGTTCCTCCGATTCGGACGCCCCACCCTACCACGCTGCCGTCCGTCGTTCGAACGACGGACGGAAAATCCCGCGGCACGGGGTAACGTAGGCAGCCGCACGGGTAGAATCGGGGGACTACTTCGAGGAACGATAGGCGACGCACGCCGCGCTACTTCACCCGCGTGTCCCCCGTGCCGGAGGAAACCTAGTTGAGCGCGTGCTCGATGACGATCGCGCGCTTGTAACGCTGTGGACCGCCGGTCGTAATGTCGGAGGGAACCGGGAACGAAGTCGAGATCGACCACGTAGCGGCCACGACGTCCTGAAGTCGGTTCATCGGAGCGCGAAGGATAAGCCGCACGCCGTTGGTATCGACGTTCACGCCGTTGTTGACGACCTGGAATTCGCCGACCTTACCGGTGATGCCGGCTTCGGTGACGTACTGCTTTTCATCCAACGCGCGTTCGATCAGAGCGCCTCGACCGGTAACGACGATGCGCCCGATTCCGACGCCGCTTTCGTTGACAGTCTCAGATCCCATATCTTCGGAATACATGGCGCTCACGCCCGTCGCCGTCATGGCGCCGCTGTTCGTCGACTCAGGGGCTTCGTTGTTCAGGAAGAACGCGATGCCCGCCATCGTCCCGATGAACGCCTGTTGGTAGTAAGGCGAGTCGGGCAACGCGGTCAGTACTCGTTGGAGAGCCGGGTCCGCGAAGATCTGGCTGTTACCGTCGTTAGAAATGTGGGCGTGGTAATAGCCGTCCTCGTGCGGCATGACGTTATTCTTGCGCAACCGACTGGTAGCGTTGATCGCGTCCTGCAAGACGAACGTATCGCCGGATCCGATAGCGTCGACGGACGTTCCGCCGCCGGAGCGGATGACGAGAGGGGCGGCCACGGAAAGTACAGGGGAACGGGCGGCGCAGACTGCGCCGACGGTAGCGTCGAGCAACAGCGTGCCGGGGCCGTTCGCGTCGTCCGGATTGTCGAGATCGTACCCGATGACGTTTCGCGGACCGGTAGCGCCGGTGATCGTGATCGACAGGGGGGAAGACGGACTAACCGGGCGGGGTCGAGTGTTGACGCCCTTCGTCACGACGTCGGTAAACCCGTTGACGGAAGCTACGCGGATCGACTTCGAGCCTGACGCGGTAGCCGCGATCAGCACGGTCTGTCCGCTGAGATACGCCTGGAACAGCGAGTTGCGCGGGATGCGGTTGATCGACATGCCCGCTTGGATTCCCAGCTGATGGATGTTCCGAAGGAACTGATCGCTATTGCTAACGACGCTGGTGGGAATGTGGGTGTCGATCGTCGACGCGTAACGGCCGAGGGTAGCGCCCCACTGTTCGTACGATACGACCTGCGGAGTCGGATCCTGGCCTACTGCCAGCGACTTGGTGACGGGGGTAAGCAGACCGGGGCGAGTCATGAAGATCTCGGTGCCGGTGTTCGCGGGCCACTCTTCCCACGCGGCTTCGGCGCGATACAGCAACGACGGGACTAGGCCGTCGTGAAATGCGCGTTCCAGAAGACCAGACTGCACCAACTCCAACACTGCGGGAGGAACCCCAACGATCAAACCAGCCATGACATTGCTCCTTTAGAATAAACGGGAAACGGTCGACGCCTGCGCGCCTGTTGCTTCGCCGCTACGTTCCCCGGGGAGCCACCTAGTTTTAACCGCCTGGTGGAAAGCGGGGGGTGGGGTGCCGTACCGACTACGAATCTGAACCTATCTGATACCCGACCGGATCGCAACTAAGGACTTTTGAGGGGTTGCCCGTTCGGGTCGGCGGGTTGGTAGGGGACGACGTTGTTCGCGGCCCGCTGGTACGCGATAGGCAGGCGCCCGAATACGACGAGCGCGATCCCCTGAACTATCAGCCACGGGTCGGCGGGGAGTATCCCGCGCACCAGCTTTAGCCACCCAGCGCGTCGTGGGTTCCGGTAGCACCAGGCGTCGATCTGCGACTTCCGTCCGACAGCGACCATCAGAACTAAGTAGAGGACGAACAAGCCGACGTTACGTTGGACGGTAGGGTTCGACGCTAGGGCTAATAGGTGGGGCATCCGCCCATCGTAACGATCCGGTGCGAACTGGCAAGCGACGACGCCGGATCGATCCGGCGTCAGCCTACGGTCGTTGACTGACGTACACCCCTTGTCCGAGCGGCGTTATGTACCAATCGTATGTTGAAACGTCAGCCGTAGATGTACTCAACGCGCGAAACCCTGTCGTGGTTCGATTCGCAGTGGGAGCCGAAACCGATGCCGTAGGTACACCACCAGCGTCATCGCGTTCGGTAAGCATTAGTCGTTGTCGAGTCCAATCCACGAACGGTACGGCAACGTTCACATATCCGGGTGCGGTTCCGCCGATCGTTAGGGTTCCAGACAACGCACCGTCCGAATAAAGCGTGGCTGCCGCCCAGGTCAACGACGAATACGTCGTGCTGGACGACTGAGCTTGAACCGCGGTCGTTCCGAGTACGTTCAAAATCCCCGTCGGGGTTACCTTCACCAGCTGGGTGTTGGCGCGTAGTCGAACGCCGATCAAGTTATCCCGCCCCGAAATACTCCCGTCGACCGTAACAGACGCCCCGTCTTCTAATTCCAACGCTACGTCCGGAGCGTCGAAGAACTGCGAATCCATAAAGACGATGCTTCCGGATTCGCAGCGCAACCGCACGCCCTGCACAATTGAATTCGAAATATACGACGGAGAATGCGCCCCGATCCCAACGTACGATAGGGAATTGGCAGCCGCTACGGATCCGACCAACAGACTGTTCAGTACGGAACAACCGGCGGGTAACAACTCGTGCATCGGTCTTACGTACGATCCGCAATAGAACGGATTCCCGTTAGTGATAGCGTCGCCGCCGTACATGTCGCATGTGCAGCTGCACCCCCACGTGTAGGTACCACCAGATCCACCGTATAACCCCAGGCCGCCGGTAATCGATAACAATTGGATCGTAGTATAAGACCCACCGTTCGCGTAAAGGTACGCCCCGGCGTTCACAATATTCAGATGAACGAACGTCGGAAGAACAGGGATGATCCAATTGTCGTTTACCGACCACGTACCACCCGATGTGTAAATATCGATCGGTACCGACACCCGCGCTACGTTGTTCCCCAGCCCGTGGGGATTAGCTTTGGCGATAACAGCGACTGACCCCGTAGTCGCGTTTAGCATTACTTTTCCCACGTAGGGGGTAAGGTCAGCCACACCCGTAACGGTAACGTGAGTTCCAACGGGGGTCGTTCCGGTATGCGAAACCGGTGAAAATGCCGATACTTTACCAGCTGCCAAATTGGCGTATCCCTCGCCCACGATGTCGAATTCGATTCCGCTAGCCACGAGCGCGTACGTCAGGAACAACGACCCGTAACTTCCAGGCCTAACGTGAATGACGACTGTGTGGTCCCATTGGATCACATCGAATCCGAGGCGGTGGTTCAACTCTTCCGCCGTCCGCAATGCGGATCCCAAACTTGTCCCGGTATTGCTATCGTTTCCGTTTGATGAATCGAGATACCAGTCGGTTACTGCCCAAGCGTTACTATATCGGCTGTACTCACTTTGGACGCTAGCGCGCGGTTGCGCACAACAACCCGGCTTCGTCTATCGTACCGCCGCGCAATCTCAGAATCGTGATCATCGACGCTGCCGCGGCTAACGCGGGGTTGGGCGTCGGTTCGAGTATCGCCCCGCCGACAGTAGTTTCGCGATCGGATCGACCAGCGAATCAACAATCGCGCCCGGCCACAATCGCGATCCACCCGCTATTTGAACCGAATTGATTAGGTAGTAGGTGGTCATCGGGTGGGGGAAGCTCCTTCCCTCCACCCTACCAAACCTAGTCCCCCGGCACTACGCGCCTAGCCAACGTCCGCGAACGACAGCGGATCCGGGACTACTTCGAACATGTAGTTGTCCTTTTGCGACGTCGCCCAGGCCGCCCCGTCCACAGTCAACGTTCCGCGCCCGCCTAGTTCGCAGTGCCCGATCTGGTTCGCCTGCAAGATGTAGGTGAAGACGTACACCCCGATGCTGTTCCGGAGCAACGCTTTGCCTAGTTCAGTCGGCGCCCCGTACACCGTCGCGTCTTCCCGCCCGTCTTCGCTTCGGATCGACGCGATAAACGGAACGGGATCGAATAGCTCCATCGCGCCCGATACGGAATTCCGGCGTCGGCAAAAGAACGTGTATTGCAGCGTTGACCCCACCTTGTACTGGTCGCTCATCTGGTCAATCTCCCGGTAATCGATACCCACACCGACGGTCGTCCTTCGATCTCGACTAGTTCCGCCGGTTCGCCGACGATCGCCACGAACTGTATCGGGGATCCGGTAATCGACCAAGGGATCGGAACCGGATTCGTCGTCGTATGGATAACGACCGGGGAACTAACGCTTCGGAATACCGTCGCCGACGTCGCTTGAATAACCCACGACAGCGCCGCCGCTACGGGTCCTACCGCTCGCCCCCGACTTACCGGGGCCGCCGTAGCGAACGACGTCGACGAAAGGACGACGGCCGTCGTCGCCCGCTGTCGACCCGAGGCTACGGGATTGATCGCCGCTCCCGCGCCCGTCGGCGACGTAGTTCGAACGCGTCCGGTCGCCGACGGTAGAATTCCGACGCCAGCCACGGGAGAAGTCGACGCGCGGAGTAGAACGATCGGAACCGCGGACCACGACAAGAATCCCTGTTCGATCCCCGCCCAGCGACTACGGCTAGCGCTCGTCGGGGAACTAGTAGCCCCGCCCGTTTCGACGCCCGTCGCCCGCTGTCGAACCGTAGGGGCGACCGACCACGCTACGGATACGCCGAACCCGCCGACGCTGCGCGCCTGAACGACAGACACCATAGTCGCGATCGACGTTCCCGCAGTTCCGACCGCCCCGACCGATCGTTGTCGACCCGCTGAACTAACGACTACAGACACGACGGCGCCCGCGGACGTTATGATCCCGCCCGTCGCTCGCTGAATCTGAACAGGCCACCACGCGAATACCGTCATCGTGGCCGTCGACGAAACCGCGGGAGCCGTCTTCGCCGAACTTAGTCCGGTCGATACCGCGATGGATTCAGAAGGCATGATGCCAGCGCGGTTAGCCGATCCGATCGTCGGCGTCATCGCGTTCGACTGCGTACCCGCGGCCCGCTGAGTCGCAGCCCCGACTACAGTCGCTCCGATCGATCCTGTCGTAGCCCCGACGGCCCGAACGGTCGTCGCCGAACCGACGACGCACGCCGCGACCGATCCGGCTGTCGTCGTCGGCGAACCTACGGATCTAACTTCCGACGCCGACGACATCGACGCCGTAACCGTTCCGGAGACTTGCCCGACTACGGGACCGCGAACGCCCGACCCCACCGCAGTAGTAACCGCGACCGTTTGCGTCCCAACCGCCCGCTGCGTCGCCGCGGGATTCACTACGCAGGATGCGACGGCTCCCGCGATCGTCACGGGAGATCCGACCGACAGCGCGCGAACGCTACTCGTCGGCGTCATCGATTCGGACAGCCCCGGCGCCGTAACTGATCGACCTACGTTCGATCCGACCGCCGAACACTGAACGAATCCCACAGTCGGTCCTGGCGTTCGCGACTTATTCGCCGGGGCGATCGCCGCTGCAGCCGCGCCGCCTGCCTGTCCGTTTGCGAGTAGTCGAACGCTGGACGCTAACGCCGTCGATCCTCCGACGACCGATGCCCCGACAGCCCGTTGTGCCGCGGTAGGGCTAGCCACGCAGGACGCGACCGATCCGGCAACTACGCCCGGGGTAGGTACGTTGACCAACCTCGCGGTTCCCGCCTGCGCCGCGCCCAATGCGATCGCCATCTGACTGACGTATCGCGTCGTCAAGCCCGGGGTAGTCGCGCCCAATACCAGTGTCGGCGTCGCGCCGGTCGCCCGCAGAATACTACTCGGCGTGGGCGTCGCCTGAACGGTCAACGCTGTTGGGCCCGATATGCCGGACCGACCAACTGGGGATTCTCCAAACGTCAGTCCGCCCGCGAGAGGCCCCAAAAACCTAGATCGCGCAGCTGATGACTGTGCGCTAGTTCCGCTTAGCCCTGTCGGTCCGACGCTGCGCGAAACCGTAGCCGGATTCACGACGGTCGCCGCTACCGATCCGGAGGCAACCGAAATCGCCGATATTACCGACCACCGCAAGACCGGCGTCAGTGTGCAGACCGTCGCCGGATTCGTGTCGTCGACGCCCACAGCGGCGTACGCTGAGCCAGACGCCAGCGCCACCCACTTTCCGCCGCCCGATTTGATAACGGAATATGTCCCGCTGAACGGCAGCGTGACGTTGCACCAGTTTACACCGTCGACCGTTTGCGCCGCGACGCTACCGGTTCCGGGCACGACGATAATCTTCGTGGCGCTAGCCGCGATGGCTCTCGCCCCGACGCCGGTTAGCGGCCACGTTTGGTACTCCCAAGCGGTACCGTTTTGAGACGTCGCATAGCCAGCGTAGTCAGTCTCGGAACACGGAGACACCCAAGTTCCGCCTAGGTTCGCGATTCCGACCCACGTCTGGTGACCGATCGCTACGCCATCGTCGCCCCAGCCGAGCTCGGCCCACGTCGCGCCGCCGTCGTCTGAAACTTGTTCGAACGGGCCCGTCCCTTCGATTACCCACCGCGATCCGACTTCGATCGTATCTTGCCAATGATGACCCTCATTGAGCGGGACCGAATTCCAGTTGATCCCGTCGGTCGTGTTGTAACTATCGGCGTCCACAAATGCGGCCAAAATAAATTTGCCGCTGGTTGGACCGAACGCGAATGTGTACCAAGTCGCAGCGACTGGCAGCGTGCGCGCCGTCCAGTTGATGCCATTTGAACTCGTTAGGTACTGGTCTTGCGCGCCGCCCGTACTGCCGGCAACAATTATCCACAGCGGATTCCCGCCCACCAGACCGTACGCGCACAGGCACCAGGGCTGCGATGTAATGTTCGTAGAGTTGCAGGACAGCCACGTTTCGCCGCCGTCCGTCGAGTACGCAGGGATCCCGAAAGTTTGAACCGCCACCCACATACCAGCGCCGTCGGTCGCCAACGCCTGCCAGTCGCCGCTCGCCGGTAACGCTTTTGACGCGAACGTTACAGCTGGTCCCGAATACGTCTTCGACGTGAGTGGACTCGAGATCGACGCCGTTGTGGAGACCGCGGTGCCGTCCCGTCCGTTCCCGCTACTGTCCGCGGTGGACCCTTCATTCAAATCCCAAAACAGCCACGCCCCGGTCGGGAATACTGTCTTGCTCGACTGCGCGATCAGCGCCGCGTCCGACATGGCCGACGCCATCATTCCGACGTACTGCAACGAGCCGCCCGTCGACAGCCCCAAGTTGAATTCGGTAAACGTGGCGGTAGTCGTGCTCAGGTTGACCACGCCCCACGTTATAGCCCCGCCAGGAGTCGTGATTACTCCGGCACTAACGGTTGAAGCGTTCGTGAATTTGATGATGACGAAGACCCAGCCCGCCGTGTTGTAAGCGTACGGCGCGATCGTATAGTCACCTTCAAATGCCGCGCGGAGTTTCAGGAACCCGACTTCGGCCTTGATCGAGTATTTCGAGTCTGGTGCGGGGTAGTCGCCGGTGCATAACTCAAGGGTATTGTGTAGGCCTGCGGCCGAATCCAGCTTGAGCCACGCGAATACGGTCAGACCGGCAGCGGCGTCGGGAAACGTGTCGACGCGATAGATCTGCCCGGTCCCGTACGGAATTTTGGCGCCGTTCGCGACGATTACAGACGATCGAACGGCTGCGCCAGCGACGCAGTTGCGAACGATAGGGGACGCGGAATGCGTAGCCGTCGCTGCCATTGCCTCAGGCTTCGCTAGCCTAGGCCGTAGCACTGGCGTCGCGTAGCAACTGACGTCGTTCGGATTCCCGAGGTAGCCGTCCGTCGTCGTGACGATGGAGCTACGCGCGTTCGGAATCGTAGGAGTAGGCAAGGGCGCGCTTCGCAGCGTGCCCTGTGCCGTACTCATGCTCCCGCCGGGTGGGGTCCGGATTATCGCCAAAAGCTACTCCTGCCAGTTTACGTAACAGGTCATTGATCCGAGAGTCGCGCCCGACGCCACAGCGTTAGCGATACATAATCCGGACGACACAGCGACGATCAACGGGTCCGGAAACGTCCAGATAATGCCCGAGCCCGCCGTCACGGGTAGGCCCATACCGCGCAGGAACGGACCGGTAGTCGTGAACGTTGGAGCCGCTGACCACACAGTATCAAGAGTAACGGTAGAAGCCCCATCCGCTGGATCTAACGCCGTTCCGGCTATGGACGTCGTTGACGTGCCCAAGCCAGTTGACCTGGCCAGAACGAACTGTGGCGCAGTCGTCGGAGCTACCGTGATGAATATGCCCACCTCTGTGATGCGCGCACGTTCTCCCGCCGCAGTCTTCAGCTGCCACATCACGGTGTTGGCGGTATTGACACCAGCTTTCGCGACACTCACCGACGCGTACGCGCCCATTACAGCCTCACTAGGCGGTTAGTCGCGTTGCTGAACGTTTCCGTCAGTGTGCCCGACGTGAGAGTTGCCGGAAGGCCTGAGCCAGTAACCGGGGCGTCGCCAGTATGGCCCGCCGCGATCGGTCCGGAAATAGCGGAAACCGTCAACGACTTTTGCCCAGCGGTAGCACCAGCCGACAACGTAGCGGTCACGCCGTTGCTAAGTACGATCGCCGTACCGTTCGCGATGTCGCCTTCCAGAGTGCGCACCCAAATCGTAGTAGCTGACGTAGCGGCGTCTGCCGTGACGTGGACATTTGTTTTGCCATCCTGAAACAGAATCGGGATGTTGCCCGCGGTGCCAGGCGTAGCGCCTAGAGCCAGGAGGAACGCCGAAACAGTACCGGTCCAGGCGGTCCACGAGGCGGGGTCGTCCGCGTCAATGATGCCGTTCGCGTTGATGACACAGTTGCTCAACGACTTATCCGCCTGGCCTCCGACCTTGGCGCCGTCGACGTCCGCGAACGTCGCGATCTTCGACAGGTTGATCATGCACGCGGTTCCAGCCCAAGTGCCGTTGCCCGTCGTATTGAGCGGCGTATCTTCGTCCGCCGACTGCAACGACAGGGTAGAGCCCGAAGGGGCAGTCACTCGGAATGTACCGATAGCTGCGGTGTTACCGTTCGCCCCGTTCGCCAGGATTACGACCAGATCGCCAGCCGCTGCGCCGTGCGCCGACGCCGTTGTCACTACGATAGGGGTGGCGTTAGTTGCGGCGGTGACTTGGCTAATAGCAGTGTCGGTGAGCGACCCGTCTAGTTTGAGGGGGGTGACGCACGCGCCTGCTAGCCAGCTGGTGGCACCAACGAGCGCGGTAAGGCCGATCGGAATCACTTGATTTGACATGTATTTCTCCTAATTCGTAATCTTTTGGGGTCTACGGTCTACGGTCTGCGACCTGATGGGAGGATGGCGGGGAGGGGGTTAGAGGAGTGCGGCGACGCGCTTGATTGACGGCAGCAATGCGTTGGCTAGCCGCAGATACCCGGCGTTGAGCAGATGCGTCCCGTCATTGTAAATAGACGCGTCCGTATAGTCAGGAAAGAACTCCGACGCCGCAGCGAACTGATTCGATGTCGGTTCGAGTATCGCCCCTGCCGACTGTAGTTTCGCGATCGGATCGACCAACGAGTCCACGATCGTTCCAGGCCACAACAACGAACCACCTGCGATCTGAACCGAATTGATTAGGTAGTAGGTGGTCATCGAATAGCCTCGACGTCCACCCTACCAAACCTAGTCCCCCGGCACTACCGGCACTACCGGAACGACGAACGCCCGGAACCGTAGCGATCCCGGGCGTCGACTTCAGACCGTATCGGTTACCAGGGCTTGCGCCCGGTGGACCGCAAATGCGCGTTGAGTTCCTGCTTAGTCATCGAATTCGGCTGTCCGGGGCGAACCGTCTTCCCTGCGATCGTTCCCGGTTCCGGCGCCTTCGGGGCAGGCTTCGGGGGACCGCCCTTCGGCACGGCGCTCGTCGACAGGGGCACCCGTCGTACGGGAGGCTTCGCGATAGCCGCGGGACTGTTCGACGCGTCGACTGCCGGCGGGTTCGTCGCGTCCGTCGGTACGATGCTGAACCGCGGCTTGTCGTTCGCCAGTTTCTCGAACCAGCGCGTGATCGACCGCGGTGTCTGTCGCTTTAGGTCGGCGGGGTCCAGTCGGTTGACGTACCGCTGGAAGTCGCCCAACGCGTAGTCGAGCATCGACGGGTCGATGAACTTACCTGCGATCTGCGTTAGTTCCTGCGTCTGCGCGCTAACGACCTGTCCGGTTTCCATCTCTTGGATGCGCGTCAACAGCGATTCGTTTTCGGCCTTCAGCGCTGCCGCGTCGGCGGCCGCCCGTTGCTGTTCCGTCATCGCCTGACGATCCGACTCTTCCTTCTGAGCCTTCAGCGTCTTGTATTCGTCAGCCTGCGCCAGCCGCAGTTGCTTGATCTTGGTAATCTCAGTCGGATCGGTCGTTCCGTATTCCGCGCGCAGCAATCGGTTGCGCTCCCGTTCGACTCGCGCTGATACGGCTTCCCCTGGGATAGTAGCGCCGCCTTTGCCCAGGACGGGCACGGGCGCTGCCGCCGGAGGGACGGGGGGCGGAGTCTCGACCGCGGTCGGCTGCGTTCCCGCTGCCGCCGGAGGGGATACCGCGGGAGCCGCTGCCGGCGCCTTAGGGGCGACCGCTGCCGTCGGGATGGTTCCCGGGGCGGGCGCTCTAGGCGTAGCTAGCAACTTCGCCGCGAACGGCCCCAGTTGAGACCGCGCGCCCGCCGGGCTAGGTGCCGCAGCGGGCGCTGGTGGTGGCGGACTAGCCGCCGGGGGGGTTTCAGCGTTGATCATTTCTGGTGGCATTGTTCCTCGTTTCCCTACCTACGCCGACGGTCCCCCGGCGGCTAGAGCCTTACAACGTGGTGGCGGTCGCTTCCAGGATCGAGCAAAGATCCTCGGCGGCTAGCACCATGAGCTTCAAACGGACCCGCACGATAGCGTCCGCGGCCGCGAGGGACACGGAGTTCTTGGCGACGTTGAGCGCCGCTAGCCCGGTCGTGGCGCTTCCGCCCGGTACCAGGATGCGGAGCTTACCGGTGAGCGTACCCTCGATCGACTCGGCTTCGAGTAGCAGCACGACGCCCTTCGCAGTGTACGACGCCGGGATCGCGACCGCGTTCGATACGACAGGGAACACCGCTTGAACGATGTCGCCGCGGTCGGGGAGGTAAACCACGTCCAAGTCGGTAATCGCGTCGGCGGCCAGCACAACGATGTCGCCGTTAGGCGCTACCGCGATCTGTCCGGTCGTCGGCGTGGTCCCGTAGGCCACGGGGGTTAGCTCGCCCGTAACGCCGCCGGCTCGCGACGTAGCGCGGACGATCGTACAAGCAGCGCCGCCGTCGGGTAGCTGAACCGCGTGCAGGGTGTTCAGGCAGTACCCGACCGTGCCCAGCGCGACTGGATTCAGTCGGCGACGAACCTGCGGGATCTGGCCTTGGAGCAACGAACCGAATGCGATCTTCCGCAGTTCGTCCGAAATCGTGTTGGGGTTAGCCGAATCAATGGACGCGCGCTGCGTTCCGTCGGTCTTCGAAATACTCATTGGGAAAGCCCTCCTTCTTCGGTCGTTCCGCCCAGGGCAGGGCGGCCGAGAACCGGATCCGCCGGCACGACGCGAGTTAGGATTGGCCCGCGACCAAGTATTCTACGCGGCCGACGCCTTCGACTTCTAAGAGAGTCAACGGCGCCGCTTCCGCGAATTCTGTCACCAGTAGTCCGTCGACCATTACGACGGCGGTCGTCGATCCCGCTGTCATACGAATCGACAACGGCCCGTCCGTGCGCACGTACAGCAAGCGCCCGGCTGTTACCGGACCCGCTGCGCCGACGCCCGGCATCGCGACGTACGCGCTAGCGCTGTTCACGTTCATCAGTCCCGCGGGACTAGACACGGCGTAGTCGTTATTGGTCGCCACCAGCGGGATCGTCGTTTCCGCGCCCGGAAAGGCTACGGACGACCCGGACGGGCCCAGTACGATCACGCCGGATAGCGAGATTTGGCCCATTACGCGCCTAGCTTGTACGGCTTCGCGCCGTTACCCAAGGAGCCGACGCCGCCGGGTCTGGTAGCAGGGGGAGCGGCTTGGGGGATAAGTCCGCCCGGGGCCGCGTCCTGCGTGTTGTGGTCCGGCTTCGCCTTCGACTGCGCCCGACTGTTGTTGATTAGATCGCCCGATAGTTTCGCGGCCGTGCGGGTTCCGCCCGGGTTCGCGCCGAAATCATTGCCTGCCATAGATCCTCCTACGCTGCCGCCTTTGCCATCGCCGAACGGGCTGGTCTTCCCGTCGCCGGATTGTGATCCCTGTTGCATCGCTGCCTCCTAAGAGTCGGCCTAGCCGACCCGGAACGGTTTCTTGCCCGCGTCGGACGGTGGCCACGGAATCGGTTGAGACTTCGTGGGGGCCGTATTCTGACCGATACCCGGGGCCCATTTCTCAGGGGTTCCGCCCGTAGCCTCGACCGTCAACGGATTCGCCGGACCTACCTGCGGCGCGCGTGGTTCCTGGAACCGACCGTTCGCACCCCGAACGATCGGCAACGGTTGATCTAGTCGAAACGGAGCGTTGGCCATGTCCAGACGGTATCAGTCGATCCGACCCGTCGCAACCGACGCCGGATCGATCCGGCGTCCCGCGTCATAGTAGGGGCATGGCCAAACCGAAATCCCAGCCCGTACCCGCCGACGACGGGGGGGCTTCGTCGTTCCTCGACTCCGACGCCGCTGAACTACTCCCGAAGAAGTCCTACATCGTCGCCCCTGCGGACCAGACCGATCCGAACTGGAAGATGACCGACGAACAGTTGGCGGAATTATTGAAAGACTAGCCCGGTCGCGACAACAGTTCCGCGTCGATCATTACGGTTCGCCCGGGGGGGATTCGAACCCGAACCCGCGTCGGGGTAAAGCCTTCGACAGATCCCGTAATCACGTGGGACCGACCCGACCGCGTTACGACGTACGACACAGTGTCCCCGACCGCGAACCGCGACACCAGCGGTCCACGCGATCGAGGCGTTCTAGCTGGCGGGGTCGTTATTTCCTTCGGCACGTCGGGGTTCTTCGCGCCGCGAACTACGATTTTGGCAGCCAGTCGGGCTTGATCGTCAGTAGCGCCTACCTTCATCGCCGCCTTCTTCGCCGCCCGTTCCTTCGCCCGCGTCGCGGTGTATTCGTCCAGGCGCGCCAGGGTTTCGGGGGACTTGAGGTTGAGTTCCAGATTGATAAGCCCCATCTCGGAATACCCGTGCGATCGTAGGAATTCCTTGCCGACCGCGATCCCGTTGAATTCCAGCGCGGCCAATTCCTGAATCGACTTCACGTCTTTTATGATTCCGATCAAGTCGGTCGTGCTGATCGGTTCGGGGGTCGCCGGTTCCTTCATTACTTCCCCGACCTTGTTGACCTGCTTTCGCGTACCCTGCGCCCATCGCGAGAATTCTTGCTTGAACGCGCCCAGCTGGTTCGGGTTCTGCAACTCGAATCCCATCGACGGCCAAACGTACTGCCCATCCCACGCGGCGTGCGTTTCCACGACGTCGACGCCTAGCTTCCGATACGTCGCGAACTGGCTTTCGATCATGCGACTGCCCATCCCGCCGTCCTTCAGACTATCGGGGAGCGTAAACAGATTGTGGCCGACGCTAAGTTTCCCGTCGGATGTTCGAGTGTACGACCTACTGAGCGAACCCGTTTTCCCGGTATTCGGATCGACGATCTTCGCCGACATGAAGAACTTTGAGGCGTCGGTGTAATGGTACGCCCGGATCTGCGCGTCCTGGATCTCAACCCCGCTTAGCTCGTGCAGTCCTAACACGCCGCTGAAATCCCGAGCGTCGAATGAACGCCCGAAGACAACCTGCGACCCGTCGTTGATTTGGGTCGGCCCTTGATTGACGGTTACTTCGAACCCATTCGCGGCTTCGAACGATAGCGAATGCTGCTCGCCGATCGGAATCCGTTTCGCGATCGGCGGTTCTCCCGTCGTCCGTTTAGCCGTCGGATCGACAGTCGCCACCGCCGCCTGCGCGGCTTCGATGTACTTCGCCGGAACCTTCGCTTCGACCACGGTCGTCTTCGCGGCCTTCGCCTTCACCGTCGCTCGGGATTCGGCGATCCCCGCTTCGCGGATCGTCGCCTGCAACCGATCGAGGTTAGCCACGACGGTCTCGACCTGCCGAGCCTGTCGCGTTTCAGCTTCCACCGCGCGTCGGGCTTCCGTAGCCTGTCGCGCCGCTATCTGGGCTTGTTCTTCCGCGGCCATCGCAGCGCGTAGTCGTTCGCGCCCTAGCTCCAACGAAGACGGCTGACGCGTCGCTCCCGGTTCCCCGGCGATCGTTCGCGCTACTGTCGCCGCCGCGATCGACGGACGACCCTGCGCGGGGGGTGGCACCGGGGCGGCTACCGGCTGCGGTGCAGGCGTCTGCTCTTGCGCTACGGACGGCGCGGGCTTCCCGATCAGTTCGACGGGTACAGTCGTCATCAGCGGACGACCGGGGGGCGATCCCTTCCGCCCTTCCATCGCCCAGCGCTGGGCGATTTCCGAATCGGTCTTCTGTTTCAGATTCTCAGGGATCGGCCATTCGATGTGGTGAGGCACGATGATTTCGCGATCGTTCGGGCGGTTCGGTGGAGTCATGTACGACCCGAACCACGACGCGAACGGTTCGGTCATCCGCCGTATCTGACCGTGGACCGCGTAACTATCGGCGCCCGTCCTATCGTCGAACGTCGCGCACAAGATCCGCAGCATCTGGCCGCCGGTCTGCTCGTTGATCTCGAGTAACGCGTTGTTGCCCGCTACGTTGTGGGCTCCCATTAGCTCGGTGCGAACTATCCGTTCCGCCCAGTACTGCGGCGCGGCCTGTAGGAACGGCGATCCGGTTACCAACTGCGACCGTACGTCGTCCCACGGCGTACCCGCCACCAGCGACGTCTGCAACGTTCGCTCGAAATGGCCGATCACCCCTTCGCCGTATCGCTCGATCACGCCCGGGTTCCCGGGGTGATCCGGATCCCCAGCGATGCGGCGAAGGACCGACGCGTTCGCGCCCGACACGGCGGGGTCTAGGACCGCCGCTGTTCGGATCCCCAGGCCTTCCCCAGCGACGCCGCGGAACTTCGCTTCGGCGTGGTTGAGGTACGACACAGTGGCCTTCGCGCTGTTCGTCGCCACGACGTTCGACGCCCCGACGACCGTCCCGAGTAAGTCCCGCTTGGTCATCTGCAAGACAGTCTCGACCTGCTTTAGCGTCGCCCGCATCTGAACGGCGGTGAACGTTCGGTCGTTCGGGGGTATCCCATGCAAACGCTTCTTCAGATCCGCTTGCGACCGTTTCATTAGGTCGACCACCGCCGTGTTCGACGTCCGCGCCGCGTATCCCAGCGCCGCGCGCCGGGCCGCGTCTAATATCGATATCGGATCGCGGACGGTAGGCACCCGCCTAGGTTACACGTCGGATCCAGGATCGACCACCTCGACCGCTACGGTAGGCTCGCGCGGTACGTCGACGACGACCGCCAGATCCCCAGTAACTTCGACCGTGACAGTAGGCTCCGCCGCCGCTTCAGTCACGGAGCCACCGATAGATAGAACGCCGCAGCGCGTCGCACGCCGTCCGGGATCGGGGTAGTAGCGGGGGGCGTCGGTTCCCGGTGGTAGATCAGTTCCGGAATTATCCGGTACCTACCCGGGGTGACCGTTTCGAGCCCCGCGACGTCGAAGACGTGTCGAACCACCAGCTTGTCGATCCGCTGTTGTAGGATCGTCGTCGTCCACACCGCGTCCACGTCCGACCGCGCACCGATACGCACGCGGAGTCGAACGGACGTCACCAGCGATAGGTCCAGCGCGTCGGGTCCCGGTCGGATCTCGCACGTCAGACCTTCGGGCGCTTTAGCCCGCGCGAATATAGACGGCTGGGCGAACTGTCGATCTGTGATCACGGGGTCCTCGCGGGGTCGGGTACTTCGCCGCCGATAGGGGGGAACATGGCCGAGTTGGCCGCCGATTGCTGCGCGGCCTTCGCAGCGGTTTCGCGCTGAACGCGGGCCCACTCTTCCTGACCGTCTCGATCGTGCGCGTTCGAGTGCAGTTCGACCGCCGTCTGTTGGCTCATGATCGGAACCGAACCCGCCGCCAGCGATAGCGCTTGGGCTTCTTCCTGGTCGTCTTTGGACGTCGGCTGGAAGTAGGGGCCCCACTCCAACCAGATCCGACCGTTACCAGGCGACCGATCCGTGACCTGCGTCAGCATCTTCCCAGTCGGCGCCCCGTCGGGCCCTAGTTCCGGTATCGACACGATCTTCGGCGGTAGGTTCACGGCGAATTCGATCGGTTCTTCCCCTACCTCGACGCCTTCTTCGTCGTACGTAGGCACGTGAACGTACCGGCTCTCATCCGACGCCGCTGCCGGATCCGGGGCGTATCGACGAACGAACGCCGTAATCTGTTCCAGCGTCGACGTGATGGCGCGCCCGTACTGGTACCGGAAGATCGAGCACTTCACCAGCATCGGGGAGTAAACCATTTTGAGAGCCACGGACGACGTACCCGCTGCCGCGATCGTATTCGGATCGGGCGATACGCATTCGGTGACTTCCAGGATCTGCGCCCGGCTGTTATCGACGAGCGAGATCCCCGCCGCTATCGACGACCCGGACACCTCGAGGTATTTAGCATCCCCGTCCTTACCGGTTCGCAACGCGTTGTCGCTACCCTTCTGGACGACGGCCTTGCCGATGTCTTCTTCGTCCATACGCAGGACTAGCGTCGGATCCAGATTCTTGATCCCGCCCTGAACGTTGACGCTGTTCAGCATGTCGATCGACACGAGTTGTTCGTAGGCCACGGCGTAATCCGGAGCGCCGTCGCAGCTACTGTCATCGTCGTCGTCGGGTAGGTTCTCGATCCAGCAGAAATGGCACACCCCGTCGTTGTGCTCGAAAGACTGGGCCTGATCGATGTCCCAATAGTCGGGGGTCTTCTTGTCGACCTCTACCGGCTTGAACGTAACGTCGGCGGTCTTCGTCCAGTCGCGTCGGCGCCACATCCACTTCTGTTTCCCCGACGTCGCTGTCGCTTTCGACTGGTACAGTTCGACGACGTGCGCCGGTATCCGTTGGGCTTCGTCTTCCCATTCCAGGCAGTGGATATGGTACCCCTTGTGAACCTGCATCCGAACGTCGCCGTCGACGAGCGCCCAGGATATCCCGACCGTGCCGCAGCGCCCGCCTAGGTTCCGCGCGCGGATCATGTTGATCTCGAGGCCCATCGCGTCGGATAGCGCCTGCGCCCAGTCCTGCGTGATCGGATCCTCGGAACGGAACTGCGGGAATCGGCCGTAACCGAATACCATCCCAGAAAACGACGTTACGATCTTCCGCGCCAGTCGGTACGGCGTGGACGGTCGGCGTTGGTCCAATGGAACGTACGTAGACGGAACAGCGCCGGACAGTAGCGGCTGATTCGATAGCTTCCCGGGGCGAATCATCCGCCCGTTCATGTCGAACAACTTATAGTCGTGGTTCGTCGCGGTGAAGAAGCTATCCCGGTATTGGAGTTCCCGCACGCGTTCCCCGTTGAACAACGCGTGCGCGTCGAAGTCCGGGCCTAGCGTCGTCAAATCCAGTCCGAATGAGGATTCGGTTTGAATTACGGGTCCGGCGATCGCGGGACCCGGCGCCGCCAACGGCATCTTGTAAACGTTCGCAGCCATAGCGGTAAGCTATCACGCCGCGCCGCGGTAGTCCCTACAGTCGACGCCCGCGTCTATCCGCCAGGCTACCGACTAGCGGTGGGTCGTCGACGACGCCGGATCGATCCGGCGTCGCTTCGTCGCGTAACAGTCCCGCCGCCACCAGATCGGCGCGCGTCGGCGGGAGATCGATCGTCGCCTGGAACCCGTCCGATTCTAAGTCGGACTTGGGCGGAGTCGACTCGCTGTCGACCCGCGTCACCCCGACTCGCGCCCATGCCTTCAGTGCCCCGAAACTCCAAGTCATACTGGAACGCCGTCCTGCACTTCCACCTTCTCAGACGTTACCGAAACCGCCGACCAAAGCACGCGGACGTTCCGCCCGATCCCGTGGACGGACAGCCCTAGCATCCCAGGGCTCTGCACGCCGATCGCGCATCGTCCCCCGATAACCAAGCCGCCCTTCGGTCCCGGCGAATACTCCGCCAGCGTTCGCGCCCGGACGTCCTGCGATAGTCCCATCATCCCGCCCGCCGCGCCGTTCCCGATCATCCGCAGCTGCCCCGTCATCGGTTCCCCGTCGCGGATCGGCAAGACCTGCACGGCCCAGTACAACCAAGTCTGTTCCGTAACCGCGATCATCATCGGGCACCCGCGTTCTGGCGTCACGTTGTCGTACAGCCAGCCCTTGCCCCACGGTCGATACCCGAACCCGGGGGACGCCGAATAGAGCACCTGTGGGTCGGCAGGCAGTAGCACCACGCCTTTCCGCGCCTTCGCGACGGTGACCGCCGCTACCCCGTCGACTAGCTCACCGACTGCCAGCGATCCAGACGGATCCCATACGGTCACGAACTGCGTTGTTCTGCTCACGGTTCCTCGATTCCGCGCCGCACTTCGATAGGTAGCCCCCGACGACTACGCCTATGAGCACGCCGACGATCGACAGTAGCAACGTCCGGGGCACCGCGCCCGCGCTGTAATGATGCGTCGGCTGAATATGCGGGGGGATCCGCATCGGCGCGTCCTCGCTCCTACATCCACCCCCGTCGGGTCTGCGGCACGGCAACTGCCGCAGCATTTCGTTGCATTCGACGGCAGCGTCCGCCGCCCTGTGCGCCGCCCGTAGAATCGGGGCGTGCGACGCCTGAATCACCCGAACCATGGTCGCCTGGTCAACGTATCGTCCGCGCCTGCGCATGCCCTACCGTACCACAGAGGGACGGTACATCGGATGCGTCGCCGATACGTTCGCCAGTTCCAGCACCCGCGCCTCGACCAACGCAATGCAACACGCCTCGACGGCTTCCGGCGGGAGGGATAACCGGGCGGCAAGGGTATCGACGCCGATGCCCTTGCCGTAGTCCGCCCAGTACGCGCGCGTGACGTTGTAGATCCGCAGCCGGTTGGTAGGGGTAGCCCGCATGATTCTCACGGTACTCCTACTATGGCGCGGAACGTTCGTCACGCGGCCTTCAGCGCTGTCATGTCCGCGGTCCACGTAGCCAGATCGACGCCCGCGATCGTCATGTTGTTCGCGATGTAGTCGGGCGACTGGATGCAGTAAACCTCGGTGCAGTACTTATCGAAAAAGGCCCAGGTCATTTCCTGCGGCTCGCCCCACGTCCGGCAGATCGGATTGCCCGCCTTCGATACGCCTTGGAACGTAACGCAGTGACCGCCAGCGAATCCGCCGTCGTTCGCGAGGACGTCCCACAGTTTCGGGTACATCTGGTCCCAAATCGAATTCGGCAGGTCGAACGCCGTATAGATCCCGCCGAACAGATAGATCGCGGCGCGCACCATGTAATGGTGCTTCGGATTGATCGCGGCGTACGCGCCGATCTTCCGCCCAGCGATGCCCGTCCGCTGCCAGTACGACAGTGCAGACAGTAGATCCCAGCCCTGATCTGTACTCGGATCGGCGGGGTTGTAGCCCGCGCCCTTTTCGTAAACCGACAGGATGTCCGCGTCGGTTACCGTCGCGATCGACCGCCCTAGCGATAGGTTCGCGGTCCACGACCGCTCCATCTTCGCCATGGCAGCGACTACGCAGTCGCCTAGGGAATTGTTCAGGTCGACCGAATCCGGTACGCACATCATCCAGTCGAACCCGGGGGGGACGAATTCCGTGAACTCTTGCGTCGCGTAGTTTTCTAGTTTCAGAACCTTCGCCAGCTTCTCGGGCTTCGCGGGGTTCGCGCCGTAACGGACGCCGTTTTGATCCAAGATCATCTTACAGTCTCCCGCAGCCTAGGCCGCACTTGGTTTGCAGTTCCGACTTCGACGCCGCGTTCGCCAGGCACGGGACGTCACAGGTCACTTTCGAATTCGAACATCGTAGCTTCAGCGACGCCGCGCAGTTCGTCGGGGTACCCTCGGGGCATCCAAGTCGCTTGACGTTCGCGCACGCCGCGTCTTCGATCGCCAGGCTCCCGCCCGCCGCGGTAGTCCCGCCGACGCTAGGAGAGCCGCCCATCGACGTCGTACCGCCAGCGCTCGTGGTTCCTCCCGCAGCGGGGGGCGGGGGGTTGGGGTTAGGTATCGGGTGGCAGGCTAACGCCCAGCCCAAGCAGCCGTACACCAGTTGTCGCGTCTTCATGTCGTCCTTGTAGGGGGTGGTGAGTATGGCCTGGCATTTCGCCGGCACTGAATTGCAGTTCGTCGCCGCTATCGGTTTCGACGTCAGTAGTTCGTCGGTCGAACCCGGATCGGTCGGCGCGCACGCGGTTAGTCCCAACAGAATCAGAATCGCTAATCGCATCGGCCGAGGGTAGCACCGGGCCCGACGCCGGATCGATCCGGCGTCGACGATTGTTGTGGACTAGTGGAGCACGGTGCGCCATTAGTAGGGAGTCACGGGGAAGGAATCAGCCAGCATGACCGACCTAACGAAAACCCTAAGCGCTATCACCGCCGAGATCGACGGCCGAGGGAACGGGCTTCCCATCGTCGGCGACTACGTTCCAGCGGACGACGGTAACCTGTACCGCGTCGCCGCGATTATCAGCCGCGAAACCTCGCAGCGACTGATCGCGATCGTAACCGTCGCCCCTTGGAATTCCTGTTCTGACGACGACTGGTTCCCCGCCGCTACCCGAATCCTGTAATCCCATGGCCCACACAATCGCCGATACCCTAGACGCCATCGACAGTCTTTACATCGCAGCCAGTCGCGCGAACCAGCAACCCCTAGCGAAGAACTGCGAACGGGTCGTCGAATCATGCGCAGTTCTTCGCGACATCAGCACCGGCCGTAAACTATCGATGCGCGATCTCGAGATCACAGCCGGTAAGTACGTCGAACTGGTTTGCGAATCCTTAGACCTTCAGGCCGCTGGAAACTTCGGTCGATTCGGTTACGTCACCACCGAGCACAACGGCCATAAGGTCTTCGCGCGCTAACGCACCGCTCGCGCCAGGGCGTCCCGTACCGCCAAGAACGTCGACGCTCGGATCGACGTCTTGCCGGCGTTGACGGCGCGGCACGACGATCCGGATCCGTACATCGAGTACATCGACCAGGCGTCGGACGCGAACGCGGGACCCGGGTTCAATCCCCGTTTCCGCAACGCCGCCGCTTCCGACTTCGCTTCCCAATCGCAGTGCGCCGACGCCGTAGCCAGCATGCGCAGGCCCGTCCGGAAACAGCGCACGAGGGATTCGCGATCGCGCCCGACTAGGGTCCGCATCAGCGCCTCCCGCTCTTCTCCCCCCTGCGCCGCCGCGTTCCGCTCTGCGTCGGATAGATCGGGAACGAACCGCCAAGCGATAGCCGGATGGATCTGCATGAGGCACGCTTCGTTGCCCGGCCCCCGTCCCTGTCCGCCCGCGTCGTCCGGGTGCTTCGCTCGGCCACGCCCCGTCTGGACGTCCTCGCGCAATCCCGACTCGGGGATCGCCGCGCCGAACAGCGCAGTCAACGCGGTTCGGCGGTTCCAGCGCTTTACCGTCGCAGGGTACGGCGTACATCCGTCGATCCGTTTCCCGTCGTCGTCCCGGCACAGTTCGGACTGCACGGCTTCGACTGCAGCGTCGGCGATCGTCGCGTACCGAAGGGCGCCTTCGTCCGCGGATTCCCTCTGCACCCATCCGTCGTAATACGTCGATCGCTGGTACCCGTCGCAGGCGTCCGCCCTACAGTCGACAGGGGACACGCTGAACTTCGTGTTCCCCGGGGGTACCAGGACTAGCAGGGCGTGGAGTAACAGGGTGCCTAAAGTATTCATCGCCCCTACAATAGCGCGGTCAACCATCTTCAGCGTTCGCAACGGCGGCCATCGTCAACATGCGACGAACGATCCGTTGTCCCTTGGGGGTAAGCTCAACGCCGCCGTAACTAGCCGTTGGCAGTTCGGTAGCTTCACCTCGACGTGGCCGCCCCAGTTCCGGGCGATCGTCTGCGCGCACCCGGCGCTAAGTAGCAGCGCGATTACTAGGATCGCCCGATTCATTTCAACCCCAGCGCTTTCGCGTTCCGCGCCGCCCGCGCCTTCTGTTCCTTCTGTTGCTTCTTCGTCGGCGCCTTCAGCGGTAGGGGCAACTTCACATCGTCCCGCCAGCGCTCGCCCAATCGTCGATCCTTAGCCCACCAGGACAGTACGACGATCTTGCCGGTCGTCCCCGCCTGGTAGACTTCCGAGTCATCATGCAGGCAGGACGTCGGGATCCACAGCAGGTCGTCCTTCCCGTCGATCGCAACCTGGATCGCCGTCGGTCTGACAGCGACGCACTTCCCCGTCCCTATCTGTTCCCCGTCGTTCCCCGAATCCCTACGCGTTTCCATCGTGATGTTCCTTTCCGCAGTCGTGACAGTACCGTTGTTCTGTTGATATCCGCTCGTGCCCGCAAGATAACGCAGGCGGTCGAGATCCGAATTCCTTAGGTCGAGCATGGTTCAGCGATTCCAATCCTATTCGAGTCAAGGCGCTGGCAGCGGCCGCGTCGACTTCGGCCTTCGCCGCCGATACGCGTTCCACGACCGCTTCGTTCATCATTTCGACGACGAACGGTGCCGCGTCGGTTAGCTTCCGCGCGACCCGTTCGAACATGGCCGCGACTTCCGCGCGGTCGGTCTTCGTCAACGTCTTCTGTTTCAGGATCTCCCGCGCCCGCAGTAGGTCCGTCCCCAGTACGTCGGCCGCCGTCGCTTCCAGTTCCGACTTGAACGTGGCCGCGATGTGCTCGACGCGCCCCGCCAGTTCGGGGGGCGGGGGGACGCTGCGGTTCTCCCATCGCCGTAGCGTCCCGGTGGTTCCGACGCCGACGTTCATCGTCGTTATCAGTTCGGCGAACTGCGCCGCGCTGAAGTCGATCTCGACTAGATCGCCGCCTAGCGCCCCGTCGTACCGGTCTCCGTGTTCGTCCCGCCGTAACGTCGCGCGACTGACCGTCAACGCCACGTACCCGTAGTGTTCAGGTATCTTCGTCCCGAACAACTGGGGATTCCCAGACCTGCGGGAGAACGCCGCGACTACGTACGACGGGTGCTTGAATTCGACTTCTGTGTCCCTACGCGTCCGCGTCATCGCGAACCTCCTGATTCGGTTCGACGCCGGATCGATCCGGCGTCGGTTCTTCTTCGTCTGCGTTCGGGATCGCCAACAGCGCGTCGACGATCGCCCCGTAATCGACTTCAGTCATACCGGCTTACGATGGCGCGGTCGGGCGTCTTAGTCGATACGACGCCCGACGGACCGCGCGCCCGACACCTGTTCAAGTCCTTCAGAAACCGAACCCGCTGGGCGATCCGTTCCAGTCTATCCAGTTTCATACAGCCTACATCGCTCGGTTGATCGTCAACTGGTACTGCGTCCCGTCCGCGAGGGTAACGACCAACCCGCGGTTCCGAGTCATGACGCCCGACTCTTCGAACGTGTGAACGGCCTTCAGATCGGGCATGTCCCCGGTCGACTCGGCTTCGAGTAGTAGGGCTTGAAGAGCGCATTCGAATTCTGATTCGGACATGTGGGGCTGATTCCTTTCCCGTCTGCCAGTCTGTTATGGCGCACGGTGCGCCATTAGTCCACAACATTCGACGAGCGATCTGCGTCCGCCTGCATCGGGAGGTAGATCGCGTCCACGACGAATTCGTAGAACGCCCGCACCCCCGCTTCCCAGTGCCCCGTGGTGCGGTCGATAGCCTGCACGATAGCCGGTCCCCTACCTCGGACGTCGTACCCCGTCAGCCGCTCGAACTGCGCCAGCAACTCGGGTTCTTCCAGCGCCGCTAGTAGGCAGGTCATAAACAACTGCGGGTCGGTTACCCGACGGTGGATCCTCATGGCAACAGTTCCCCGTCGACGGATATCCGAATCCGATCCGCGAACCCGGCCCGCGCGTATCGGTCCGCGTCGATCGCGGTATCCCAAGCGCATACGACCGGCGAATCGAACGGAACCCACATCGGCGCCATCGGTCCGTGCCGGTCGTCGCCGAAGAACAGGTCACCGCGCTGAACGTGGAACCTCACGATGTAGTCGCGGCTCATCGCCCCGCCGATAGCGTCCAGGCCGCCAGGGTCTGGGCCACGTCCGGGGGTATTCGCCAGAATCCGAGTTGCCCCTTGCAGGGTACAAACGGCGTTAGCCTGGCCGCGTCCGTCGTAAACCCGTGGTGGTTCCCAAAGTGCCATCGCTTCCGGGGCATCACTTCCGGTTTCAGGTAATCCGTAAACGTCGCCCGCCCGACTATCCCACCCCGGTTCAGCCCGGGTAGTTCGGCGGCTACGACTTGCTCCCACGTCGGGAATAGTTCGACCGGTCCGCCCCACGCGTTCCAGACCGTCTGGGCCTTGTCGTACAGCGGTCGTTTCGCTTTCGCCGACGCATGGATCCAGACCGGTCCCCGAAAGTTGATCTGCACGAACCCGGTCGGGCGGTTCTCGACGTCCTTCCTATAAGGCGAGTCGATCAGCATGAGGTACGCCCAGGGCTGACAGATCGACAGCGCCCGCGCCGGAATCCATACCGGGGAACGGTCGCCGACGACCACCAGTCGCTGCGTTCCGAATTCGTCCTTCGCGCGTTCGTCGGCGTTCATGACTTCGAACCCGCGTCGATCGACGCCCGCAGTTGAGCGGCCTTCAGTTCCCCGGTTAGGTCGCGAACCTGATGGCGCATGTTCTCGTTGTGCGCGCGTTCAGCTTTGATCGTAGCGTCCCGATCCCTAATCGCGGCGAGCAACGCCCGCGCGAAGTTCGCGCGGATAACGTCGGGCGCTCCCCCGACTTCTAGTTCGACGGTCAGGCCAACCGTTATCTTCGACCGCCCGCTGTTGGGGTGCGCGACGATGGTGGCAGTCACCAGTTCCTCGGCCGTCAACGGGATGGTTACCCCGTCGGGTAACGTTACGGTCGCCACGACCGGCGTCGCTTCCGCCCATCGTACGTGCTCGCTGTCGAATCCTTTCATCGGCCATACCCTCCTTCGTCAGAGTACCAGAACACCCGAACCGTCAGGCGCGCCCAGCCCGACAGCGCGTAGCGGTTCCGCGTCGGTAGTCGCGTCCAGGTGTACCCGAACCGATCTCCGTTCCGCGTCCTATTCGACCAAGCCGGGCGGGACTGCATGCCGCGGGGGAAGTACCAGAAGACCGGAAGACGAATCGCTAGGCCAGTTCGCATGCCCCTACTATGGCGCGGACGCCGGATCGATCCGGCGTCATCTGTAGTTCAGCGCCGCGACGGACGGGCCGCGGTTCCTGCGGACGTTCGCGCCCATCTTCTTCACCTGCCAGTCGGCTAGCCACGAGGCCATCAGGTAATCGCCCGTATGGGCTTCGGGCGTGTACTGCCGCAGGTCCTGCAACCAGGCCTCGACGTTCGGGGGGGACTTCCCGTTCTGGCCGCAGGGGATCACCCACGCGCCCTGTTCGATCTCGATGAACATCGACTCGACGCCGTGGGTCGGGTCCGCCTTGTTCCGCCCAGTCGTGTGAGCCTTAATCGGCACCGACCGATCTTCTTCCCGCGCCCACTGTAGTAGGAAGTCCTGCGCCGCGTTGTTCTCGACGCGGACGATCGAACCGAACGCGGCGTTCTTCGCCAGGATCTTTTGGACGATCTCCCGCCCCGTCCAGCGCCCCGCTTCGATGTCCAGGATGATCCGGCGGTTCGACGGCGGTAAGACCGCGATGGTGAACAGCACGGTCCGCGCGTTCGCCTTCTTCTTCCCGATCGCTAAGTCGACGCCCGTGGCCACGATTAGGTCGATCCCGTCGGGCGCTCCCGCGTACAGCGTCGACGGTCTTACCGGGTCGTGATCCACCGCCGCTATCCGCAGGCGTAGATCATCGATCGAGGAACAGAACCCGTAGTGCCCCATGCGCTGCGCGTCGGTCTTCGACTGCGTGATCCAGCCCTCCTTGATTCGGTCCTCGGATTCGCCGCGGGCCTTCATCTCGTAGTTCTGGGCGAATTCGCGCGCGGTCGTTAGCTTCCGGATTTCCTCGATCGCCGATCGCGAATACTTCTGAGGCCAGAACGTCGTGGCTTCTTCGACGTCGACGTTCTGGTTCGCCGGCTCGCCTAGGTCCGGGGCGTCTTCGTACGTTTCCCGAATCACTACCGGGTCGTCGTTACCCGATAGCCGATGACGCCCGTCGGGTCCGTCGCAGTCGTTCGCCGGTCGGATCTGATCGCTGTCGAAGTTCGGCGCGTTCGTCACGAAGACGTCGCCCCAAATCGTAATCGTTAGGGTGGGCCAGCCCTTGGCTTCCAGCCAGTAGGTAAGGTCACCGGCGTCGGACGAAGTAGGCCCGACCCACGGCGTGTTCGTAACGATCAGCCGCGATCCGTCGACGTCCATGCGCGACAGAACGGTGGACGTAAACAACTTCCGCACCGTCTCCCGCTGTTCGGGGGTCGCCGTATTCTCAGCGTTCAGGATGTCGTCCACCAGACACCAGCTAAGACGCGATCCGGGTAGTCGCCCGGTGACGCCGATCGCTACCAGCGACGGGTCGCGAATACCGAAGGGGCGGTCGACCGTAATCGCCGTCTGCGTCCAGGGGTCGCCGTCCACCTGCGACGGTCGCAGCGCCGGGTAGACCGCGTGCAGTTCGGCCGAGTGCATGATGTAGTTACGGACCAGCGACAGCGGCTTGGACGCCTGCCCCTGCGTGGCGCTGATGATAGCTCCGCGGGCCGTCGGGTCTTCCCCGAGTAAGTACAGCGTGAGCGCCGCCATGGTGTACGTCTTCGAGCCGCCGACGGGCAGTCGGATGACGCACTTCTCGTGCTCCATCGCGAACTGGAACACGAGCTTCTGGAACGGCAGCGTGCTGATGCGCGTCCTCGCGGTTTCCTCCCGCATCACGTATTCGTAGAACGCCGCCGGATCGGACCTAGCCCGCGTTAGGCGACGCATCTGCGCCTTCAGTAACGCTTGGGCGTAGTCGGTCGAATCCCGATCTGGAACCACGGTCATGCTGACGGGTGTACCAAGGATTCGTCGAAGAAGGTACCGCCCGGTCGGGTAATCTCAGTCGTCGACGCCGCGCGCAACACCCAGTCGCCGCGGCGTCGGGCGGCTCGGTGCATGTACTTCGTCGGGCCGCAGATCACCCAGCGGGAGGCGTCCCACGCGATGCGGACCATCACCCAGCTATCCGGACCCGCTTCGCTGTTCACGTTCGCCCCGACCACGACGTACAGCCCGGCGTGCCTCGAATGACTCAGTAGCTCCCAAACATCGTCGACCTGCACCGGGCGATCCGCTAGCGCCCGACGTCGTTCGTCTTCCCCGATCGTCGTCGTCGACCACCAGTGCAGGACGACCAGCACGAACAGCACGGCCAGTAGCAGCCCGAGGCATGTGATGCCCAAAACGATCCCCGTCGCAAAGTTGGTAGTTCCCATCGTAGTTCCTTCACGTAGTGATCCACGTCGGCGCGTCTTCTGTCCAGCGCCCCGAGCGCTGCACCAGCTTCCAGTCGCGTAGCTTTAGTTGCCGGGTCGATACGAACACCCGGGCGTCGTCCCCGCCCAACGGGTACTGATTCAGATACCCGATCTTGTGTAGCTCCCACGCGTACTCGCGGTGGTTCTCGACCGTTATCCGATCCTCGACCCGATACAGGCGCGGAACGCTGCCGGGCGACTGCCAGACGTCGCCGATCTGCGCCCAGCTTCGCTTGGAGACGACGTGCGAGCAGTGGAAGCAGTACCGGTACCGACGCCCAGGCGTCCGAGCTAATCCGCAGCGGGCGCAGATCGCCGACTCCGGCGGTAACGCCCGCGCGTCGTGGCACGTCTGGCAGTCCCTAGCGTACGGCGCCCGGGGGAAGTTCCGACCGCACTTCCGGCACAGTCGTCCTACCTTCGACGGATTACAGTTGTGCGACTTCTTCGCCATCGTCCCCCGACTATGGCGCGACGCCGGATCGATCCGGCGTCGCGCGTTCGTTCAGCGTCGGGGGTGGGCGCGCCTAACCGCTACCGTGATCACAGCTTCCCCGCCCCGATAGTCGTCCGACATGCTGATGCAGGGACGGATCACACAGTCGCCTTCGATCCGCAGGGTCTGCGTCGACACGACTTCGAACTGATCGCAGCGTTCCGGGGAAACGGGGGGCTTCCACGGTCGGGCGCTGCCGCAGGGGCACCGATCCTGTTCCGGATCCGTATCCTTCGGGGCGTGCGTTCGCCCGCACGGGCAGTAGTAGGTCAAGTCGTGCGCGTTCGTCGAACTATCGTTTTGCATCGCTTTTCCTTTCGCGTAACCGGTCCCGAGTCTATTCCGCGGCAGTCGACATCGGCAACGCGCGCCGGGCGAGCGCTTCCAGTTCGAGTTGCTCCCGTACCATCGCGTCACGTTCGTCGTCCGTCAGATCGACGATGACAGCGGCTAGCGAAACCTTCAGCGACGCCATGACGTCGACTTCGACGCGGATAGGTTGGAGCGTCCCCATGATCCGCCCGAGTAATTCTTCGTGCCCGCGTATCGCCTGGAAGGACGGGTTCGCCCTCGCGCGCTGCCGGGCCAAATCCTGGCGCAGTCGCTCCACCTGTCGCGCCCGTTCGTTGTGGGCGAACTCCTTGAAGTCGGCGTCCCACTCTTCCGAGATCCGCTTGATAGTCGTCCAGACCTGTCGGCGGTCGTAGCCGAACCCTTTGACCTTCGCATTCTTCGACGCGAGCCCGTGCTCCGCCAGGATGAGTCGCGTGGCTACGCGTAAGCCCAGCCCGGACGCTAGGGCCGTGGCGCAGATAGCGTCCAGTTCCGTCACCTGTTGCTCGACCACTTCGACGGCTACGTCGGGCGCTGCGTCGGGGGGTGGGTTCAGTATCTTCGGATCTGCCAGCACCCCGATCGGGTGCGTGTTAGGGCTGCGCGGCTTCGGTTCCGGGGGTGGCGTGGATTCGGATTGGTTCCTTAGTATTCTCATGCGAAGTAGTTCCCACCGCCCAGTGTGACGCCGGGAGGGGGAAGCGCGCAACAGTTATGGGGAATTCGGGGTTCAGCTTCGCTATCGCTCGTTGATTACATCGTCGTTCTCTTCCCGATTCCGGCGGTACGCCAAGACGCTAAGTACGCGTCGACTTCGGACCCGTTCCACGTTACGGCGTAGATCGTTGAGGTTCGCCTCTAGTTCGGCGGTGGACCTGGGCATAGCGTTACGGGTCCAGTCGAAAGCCTTCGGGGAGTTGGTCGCGCAGTACCCACGACGTGATTCGGGCTGATTCGGACAACGGCGGATCTAGCCACGGTGTTGACCGTTAGCTTCGCGCGCCCGCTTCGCCCGGTAAACGTCGATCAGCCGCTGAAGTCCCGTCAACAAGTCCCCGTCGCCGGTTTCATTGATGATCCGTCGTCGCGCCAGCAACCAGTCGTGGATCGGTATCCCGTCCAGCGTATCGGGCATTCGCGCTAGGTCGTGGATCGGTATCTTCTGGTGGTACAACAGATCCACGGCGACGTTAGCGCCGACGCTCCGCGGAGTCGTGGAACCGTCCCGCCCGATATCCATTCCCCAGTCGAACGTCGGGGGAATCAGCGGGGTCTTGCGATCTTGCTCGTCGTCCATGCCCTACTATGACGCAGATCGCACGCGAGGATTCGGCGCCCCGTCCGCGGTCGGCGCTATCGGATGCACACCGCTGTTCCGAGGGGCGGGTATCGACGATCGACGGATCCCTATCTCCAATCGATCTAGCGATTCGCGCAACTGGTTCGTAGCCGCTTCCAACCCCAGGTTTGCCGCCTTCAGATTCGTTTTGGTGTCCATCGTTTGGTCCCTCTTACCCAAACCCGAACGGCGTACGACGCCCCTACTTTAGCCCTAATCGACGTCTAGCACTTCGCCGCCGGATTCAGGAATTCAGCCAGGGCGTGCAGGACTTCCGCACCGCTATCGCCAGCCCACGCGATATCGATCGCCAGTCGGGTAGCCGTCGCGTCCAGCGGTATGAACCGAACGCCGTCACAGCCGCAGCCGTACTCGTGTCGGATCCGGTACGCCATGCGGTTCGCACTGTAATCCACCATCTTCCGGTACTTCGCCGCCGAGTAGTTGCGCTGCGCGACCTTCAGCCACGCTAGTTCCGCGGTTAGCGCCGCGTGTACTGCGGCCGCCGTTACGAGTGGATGTTCGATTCGATTCGGCATGGGTCCCCTAAATAGAGAACGCCCGACTAACGTATCGCGCCCGGACGACAGAGGGGGGGGGATGGAATCAACCCGGGGCGACTTCGTTAGTCGAACGTTCGCCCATACTATGGCGCAGAACGCATCGTCGGGGGGTGATAATCGTCCGTCATCAGCGCGTTCCAGGTTTTATCGCCGATGATCCCGTCCGGCGTCAGTCCGCGCGCCAGTTGGTACGCCTTCGTCGCCGCGTCCATGATCGGTCCGAAGATCCCGTCGGCGGCTAGCTGCAACTCCATCTGCGCCTGCTTTACGTCGGAGCCGACGCATCCCCGCTTCAACACGCGTTCCAGTACGACAGCGCCGGGAGGGGGAACCACGATCGGAGTTGTCCCTAGGACAACCAGCGCCCGGTTGATCCCCTTCGCCATGGCCCTGGCGTGGTTCGCGATACGGTCGGCCGCCGTCTTACCGAACCCTTCGTAGTATCCGGTGGAATACATACCGGCTGACACGCCCTGCCAGTCTTCGTTGATCGCCGCTTCGCGCACACAGTCCCTGCGCCCCGCGTACATTACTCGGGCTAGGTCGTCCCACCCCTTCTGTTCCGTCGCGTACCGTCGGAAGCAAGCCGAGTACGTCGACGACGACCCGTCGGGGTTCGGGTGCGTGTCGGTATAGACGAATCGATCTCCCGTCCAGGGTCCGCACTGGATCGCGCCCTGGTTGTAGCTCCCGACGCCTCCGCCCTTCCAGTAATACCCGAACCCGGATTCGTGGAGCGAGCACGCGAACAGCGCCGCGATCTCGCCCGTCGTCGGTACCGGTACGTCGAACACGTCGTCCACTGCCTGGTTCGCCAGCCTCACCGCGCCTGCGTCGGAAATCATAGCCGACTGTACCACTGCGCCAGCGGATCTGGAACGGACTGAAGATCGAGCATTTGTAGCCAGCTGGTGACTACGCGAATCAGGATCCGATGACAGTCCGGTTCAGGTCCGATCCGATGAACGACGTGCGCGACGAACAGCGGGGAGACTTCCAGCGCCGGGTGTGGCGTACCGGTTCCGGCCTCCCGCAGATCCAAAACGTCGCCGATTCTAGGGGTTACCCCTAGATCGTATTCCTTCGAATCCAAGCCGAATTCCGTACTAACGATGGTTACACGCATGCTCTGACTATGACGCGCTCGCTAACTATCTGGGCGATTCACCCTAGCGCATTCCAAATGTAACCACATACTAGTCGGATGAGAGCCTACTAGCCCCCTAGGGGGCGAAGGACGATACCCCCCATGAACACGCTAGAATTCAAGATCCAAGTTCCGCAGTTCCGCCAGTTCGTAACCGGCACCCAGCTCGCGAACCAATCGACGTTCGACGTCGAACCGACGGTTCCCGCAGCCGTCGGGCATCACGTCCTGTTGCAAGAATTCGACGCTAAGGCCGACTTCACCGGGCAATGGATCCGAACCCGCATCGTCGACGTCGACGCTACCGGGGCCCGCAAGGTTCTGACGCTGAAACTGATCGCCAAGAATTCAGTATCCCCGATGCGTCGGCGCGCCGCCTAACTACGGCTTCGGATTCCCCAGTGATAGTTGCAGCGCTTCCAGGTCGTCCCGACTGTGCCCGGTCAGTATCATCACCCGGGTGATCGCGTCTAGCGCGTTGCGCCCGGCGTCGTTCGCCCGGTACATATCGTTCGCGCGTACGAACAGCGCGGCCTTCCCCACCCAGCCCATCGCCGACGTCGCGTCCACCGCCAGCGTCGACGACTGAAGTCGACCCTGCAGCATAATCAACCAGTCAAACAGCCCGTCGATCGCTTCGGCCAATCCCCGTAAGTGTTCGGGTGTAGGCGCTACTATTACAGCGCGAATGTGGTTCGCGAATTCCTTCCCTAACACCTGCGGGGCGTACAACTGCGGGTTCAGGAAATCGCGAATATGAAGCGCCGTCGCTTCCGCCAACCCCAGCTGAATCGCCAACTGGTCGTTCGTCGGGGTTACGACGTACCCGCGTCCGTCCTTCGTCACGCGGATCGACGCCGCGGCGTTCGCCCGGAACTGTTCCCGCCGTTCGTCTAAGGTCTTCATCGGCTACCTCCTAGCATCTTGGATACGACGTCCAGCGACCGGTGCAGTTCGACGCCAGCTGGCAACGATCGAACGTACTTCGCGCCGTACGGCTTATCGACGATCCGCCGGTCGCATACGACGATCACGCCGCGGTCCGTCCGCGACCGAATCAATCGCCCGAACCCCTGCCGGAATTCGATGATCGACTTCGGCAATGAATACCCCATGAACCAGCCGCGGGGATCTCGCTCCACGATAGCCTCGAACACTGGATCGTCGGGGTGCTCAAACGGTAGCCGGTCGATAACGACAGCCGATAACGCTTCCCCCTGAACGTCTATCCCTTCCCAGAACGACGACGTGCCCAGTAGGACCGACGACACGTCGGAACGGAACGCGTCGATCAACTGCGTCCGCGGCATGTCCCCCTGCTTGAGTATTCGGTACGGTAGCCGCTGCGCGACCAGATGACGGTGGGCTTCCTCGAGTACCCGATACGACGTGAACAGCGCCAGCGTTCGCCCGCGCGCCCCGCGTACGGTATCCGCGACCACCTCGGCCACGACTTCGGCGAACATAGCGTGCTTCGGATCCGGTAGATCCCGCGGGACTACCAGCACAGCTGCGCCGTGGTGGTCGAAGGGAGATGGAACGATCAGTTCGTCCGCGCTGTACGCGCCCAGCTGGTGGGTTATGAAGTCGAACTTACCAGCGGTCGTGAGCGTCGCCGACGTCGCGACGATCGCCCGTATCGACTCGGATTCGAACAGCGCCCCCGAAAGGATCTTCGCGACGTCGATCGCCTTCATTCCCACCGACCAGTAGCCCTTGGGGTTATTCGCGCGTTCAGCGAAGTACACGCAGTTGTCCGACCCGGCTAGGGTATCCAACGCCCGTAGCTGGGCGGATAGCGACCGCGTTCGGGTTTCGCACTTTTCCAGCTTGGCCTTGTCGGTCTGAACCATCTCGATCGCCTTCCGCTGCCCGATCTTCGCAGCCGCGCCGTCCAGTAGGTTCGCCAACGCTTCCCCGTCGACTTCGCCGGGCTTGATGATCCGTAGCTTCACCCGTTCCTTATTCGGCCCGGGGCCTACCGCTACCCGTTTGAAATACGACTGTGCTGCAGTCACCACGCGGTCTTGATCGGCGGCCGGAAGCATCCGGGTCGCCCAGCGCACCATGCCCATCGTTACGCGCCAGCCGAAGAAGTCCCGGCTGATATCCGCGGCCTGGTGCGCTTCGTCCAGGACCACTAGGCTGTACGCCGGTAGGATCCCCGACGTATCGGCTTCCGCCGACTTGATCGCTAGGTCGGCGAAAAAAAGGTGGTAGTTCGTGATGATGACCTGCGCCGCGTTTACCCTTCGGCGCGCGGCCATGCCGTGGCATTCCGCGTAGTGCGAGCACTTCTTCCCGATGCAGTCGTCGGCCGTCGTCGTAATCGACGCCCTGGTTCGGGGGGGTAGCTCGATCGGAAGCTCTGACAAGTCCCCCTGGATCGTCTGGTTCTTCCAGTCGGTAAGCATATTCCAGGTCGCGCGGTCGTCGTCGTTGTGAAGTAGCGATTCGGCTTCGGCGTCCTGCCATTTCTCCAAGCAAAGGTAGTTGCCGATCCCCTTCGCTAGCGCGTACTGGAACGGCCACTCAGGTAACGCCGCTTGAAGCATCGGCAGGTCCTTCGCGATCAACTGTTCCTGCAACGCGATGTTCGCAGTAACGACTACGGTCCGCGTCGAATTCCGCGCCGCCTGGTAAATCGCTGGCACTAAGTACGCGTGTGACTTACCGGTTCCCGTCGGAGCTTCGACGAACAGACAGCCGCCGTCTTCGAACGTCCGAGCGATAGCAGCGGCCATCGTTACCTGTCCGGCTCTAACTTCGTAGCGCGGCCCGGTCGCCAGCGCTAACGGCCCGCCTGGGGCGAATACTTCGGGGATCGTCATCGCCCCTACTATGACGCGGACGCCGGATCGATCCGGCGTCCGTTTACATCCTCCCGATATCAAGCATTGGCGAAATCGCGAACGTTCGCCCAGTCTTCATCGTGGTCCTGTTCGCAAAACTCCTTTAGTTCAGCGAACGACGCAAATGTGACGACCCGATACCCACCATTCCGAATCTGCTCTTGAGTCGGAACTAAACTCGCAGCGTCTTCGTCGGTGTTGTCGTAATTGTCGAACCCGTAGTTGTCCCACATTGCCGACCAGACGTCGCCGTGCGCTGCCCCGATTGAACCGGCAGACTCGCCGTAATACGCCGCAAACGTCGCGTCTCCCTGCTTTAGCTGAATGGTGACGCCGCCGCCGTTGTCGAAGATTACCGTCGCAGTTACTGGTGTTTTCATGGTGGTTGATTCCTTCCCCGTGACTCCCTAGTTATGGCGCACCGTGCGCCAGTAGTCCACAACAATCGACAGCGCCGGATCGATCCGGCGTCCGTCAGTACCAGCGGATCGATCCGGTTCCAGCCCGGTCGCATAGCTCTAGTAGTCGCGCCGTCGTTTCCCGTAGGTAACCCGGACGCCGGGCGAACTGAATCCGCCGCCCCTCGACCGTCGCGGCCGATCCCGCGTCGTCGTTCCGGGGTATCGGCCAGAGTCGGCGACGGCACTTCGCGGCGACTTCGCCGACGGGTAGTTCGCCGACTAATACGTCGAACGTCGGCAAGCCGATCCAGGTCATTAGATCTGCAGCGTTGACGTTCGCAAGACTAACGAACGTCAACGGATCGTCATAGTCGACCTGGATCGCGGACGCTGAAAAAGTGACGGACATTAGCGGGCCGAATCCATATTGGGGGTTAGGTCTTCGACCGAAATGCAGTGACAGATCGGGCAGCAAGCGACGATGATCGCGTCAACAAGCGGGTTTTTATTATGGGCCGATCCCAGTTCAGCCCCCAGCGTAACGGCCTTACACTTCAGGCATTCGAACCGGTGGTTCGGATCCAGGATTTCGGGGACTACTGCGTTCGGGTGCGCCATGTGTCAACAATGGTGCGCCATGTGTCAACAATGGTGCGCCATGTGTCAACAATGGCGCACCATGCCCCACTGGTCCAACTCAATCGTCAGCCGGGTTTCCGATTCTTCGCGACCCGGCTCCGACTACTACCGGGGCCGACAGCGGATCCCCGTGCAGGTGCACGATGGCGAACCGCTGGATGTGCTTCCGGACCTGACCACTATCGCAAGCGCCCCGGTGGTCGTGCTTGCAGACGTCGCAGGTCGCCCCCCACATTTGGGTCTCGGGCATCCCGTCGTCGTCGTACTGCCGTACTTCGTACCAGCCACGGACGTGCGGGGCGAACTGCGGTGACCAGTCGACGCGTTCAGGGAACGCCATCGCAACCTTTCAACGCCTCGATCAACGCTACCAATTCTCGATCGTACCCGTCCGCCGAATCCTTAGTGTCGGGCGGTTCGATCCGATTCATAACGAATGACGTCGCTAACCCGATAACCTTACGAGTCACCACGTCCCGGTTCTGCAACTGAATGTTCGCCGCCGCCAGTTCGGCGATCTGTTTCTCCCGCGCCGCCGCGCGCTGTTCGGCGTCCGCCACCCGGGTCGTTAGTTCCTTCATCACGGCGGTGTAAAACCCTACGACTGACACAATCGCGTTCGACGCAGCTTCGATGCTCATTTGGGATCGTCCTCGTATTGTAACGGTTCAGGGATCACACGGATGTCTTGCCCGCGCGCCAGTAGGTCGAAGAACGCGCGCTTGTCCGGGGCGGATACGTTCGCCAGCGGATCGGCGGGGTCGTACCCCGCTTCCAGTATTCGACGGACCTTCGGGTTCGCCGCTGCCAGCGACCAGTCTTCCAACTGTAGTTCCGCCAGCACTTCCGGGGCCGACGTCGGCCCGGTCCACCCGCGTTCCTGCCATTCGTAGCCGCGAACGAACCCGTCCCGGTACGCGGCTTCCAGTAGGTAACGGCAGTATCCGGCGACGACTTCCCGGGGCGCGTCGGGGTTCAGCGCCAGCCACAGTTGCAGTTCTTCCGTCACCCGCCGGGGTACTTCCGGGCCTTCGTAGTAACGATCGAACAGTCGATCGACTAACCGCTTCAACGCGCGCATTAGCCGCGACGGCCGGACCCGCTTCGGTTTAGTCGCCATCGGTTCCCCCGTCGACGTACTGCGTCAGATCGTCGGGTACGCAGTTCGAGATGTCGCCGCAGGATTCGACGGCCTTCTTCATATCGCCCTTGAGGAACACGAGTACCGTCTGGTGCGTCCGGCATAGTTTGCGCCCAGCGATGAAGTGCTTGGCCGCGCGTAGGGGTACGCTGTTCAGCGACGTCACGAGGATCGCTTCGTTGTAATACGACAACCCAGCGTCCGCGAACGCCTGGATCGTACCGGGAACGAATCCGCGGTACGCCCCCGACTTCGATCGAGCGTCCCGAACTTCGCCGATCACCCAGACCGCGAACCGGTTGTTCGCCAGTCGGGCGCACGACTTCGCGATGATGTCCCGATAGACAGCCCAAAACGCTTCCGCCCCCATCACGCTGATGTCGCGCGGATCGTCCGAGTAAGTCTCGAGATCCATATACGGGGGGCAACTGAAGATCAGATCGACGTTGTTCGGGCCGTTATGCGGGTCGGCTAAGTACGTCGACGAATCGGCGGCTACCCACTCCACACCGCCCTGGTCCGACCGGAACCGATGTCCGATCTGGTTCGCTTGGTACTGGTTCGCTTCGACCTGTTCGGGTCGTAGATCGATCCCGCAGTACCGAAGGCCCAGCCGCTGCGCGACCAGTCCGCGGACGCTCCCGCCCGCGAACGGATCCAGCACGGCCGCACCGACGTGCCCGAACCACCGATAAGCCAGTTCGGCCAGTACCGGATCGAATATGCTCAACGTCGTCTGAATCTCGCTGGTGTCCAGCGGCTGGCCTAGCGCGTCCCCTTGAGTCACCATCCCAGCGGCCCCCACCCGAACCCGGTTCCCGTCGCCGTCCACGCGTCGCGCCGAAGGTAGGATGCCCTTCGGCGGCTTCGGCGGCCGGGTCTTCGTCCCCGACTCCGGAACGAACGTCGCCGTATTCTCACGCCCCAAGTACGACTTCAGACCTAGATCGATCCACGCCTTCTTCCGATCCTTCCAGTACCCTTGGCGCGCGTCCAGCACCGTGAAGGGGGGGACGGTAAACCGTTCGGCTAGCGTCGTCGTCGCGCGCTCCACGTTCGCGTCCGTATCCGGAGCGCTGCCGCCCAGTAGTCGCGACAACTCCGACTGGTCCCACCCAAGTTGTAACGCGCGACCGTCGGGCAAATGCTTCAGTAATCCGGACAACTTCGACTGGTCCCACGTAGCCAGTTCGCTGGCCTTGTTGTCGGCTAGCGCCAGTTCGTTCGCCTGCGTCCGCGTTAGGTCGGCGCGGATTCGAACAGGCACGCGCCCAGTACGAACGGCTTGGATCGCTCCCGGATGCCACGTCGATCGTTCTTCCTGCCCGGCCGCTGCGTACCGCTTAGCTAGAATGAACATGGCCTTCTTGCGGGTATGCCCCGCGATCAGCCGCTCCCGCCCATCCCGATCCGGATCGGGCCACGCCGATAATGGGGCCGCGAATCCGTACAGCACGATCAGATCGGCGACGACTTCCGCCGCCCCGTCGTTGTCCCTTGGGTTCTCATCCCAGTCGTCCAACTCAGTAAAGAGCCGCCACACGGCGGGCGCTTCGTCGGGGTCGCGATCGTCCAACGGTACGTACGGCGCCGACTCCACCGCAACTGGCACAGCAACGGATACAGTGCGGGACCCACCGGCGTCAACCGGCGCCCCATTACCGCGGTGTCCGACTAGCCACAACAAATCCCCAGCCTGTAAGAACGGAACGCACTTCGCTTCGTAGATCGGATCCAGCGCCACCCCGTCGACGGCAACCCCGTCGCACGACTGGCTGTACTCCATCGGCGACTTCACGATCGTCAGCACTGACCGCCAATTCATCGGAGCGTATTCGTCCAACCGCTTTATCGGATCCGCCCCCACCTGCACGCCCATTACCGTCGCCGGGTGGTTCCGTTCGAGCAACCCAGCGACTACACCAGCCGCCGACATCCCCGACCCGATGGGCATCACGATTCGTCGGATCGTATCGGGGATCGACGCCACTTGCCCGGCGGTAGCCGTTACCGCTTCGGGGCACACCATCCCGAACGGGATATAGAATCGGCCGGGTTCCGCGGCGTACGCCTTCGCCCTAGCTACGATGACCGAATTGTACCCGGGGCGGTGTTGCTGCACCTGCGCCCCTAACGCCTGGGCCGCCGTAATCTCAGCGCCTAGTTCCCCGGCTGGAACGTGGACGGTCACGGTCAGTCCGACCGCGTTTCCCAGCGCCGCCACGATGTGACACTGCGGTGAGTGCCGGCTACCCGCCGTCACCAGTTCACAAAATCCCAACTCGACCGCCCTGGTTACTAGGTTGTGGCAGGTGCGGACCTTACCGCCGAAGATGCCAGCGACGCTGAACAAGTCGTCCCGCTTCAACCACCAGTCCCCGCGCCGTTCCACCGGCGTCAATTCGTCTCCATCGTACAATCGCGTGCGTAATTTGCGTGCCATAGTTCCCGCCCGAACTATGGCACGAACCTAGTTCGGGCGCGCGACCCGTTCAGTCCGCGATATCCCAGGGCCATACGACCAGCGTTCGACGCTTCCCCTGCGCCGTCTGGTAAACCTTCGTCCCGTTTCGCACCGCAGACTTCTGGTAGTGACAGACCGTTGCGGTTTCGACTATCAGTCGACCCGTAAGCATCGTCGATCCGGACAGCACGTCGCGCCGAATCACTCGGGCTTCGTACGCGAACGTATTCCGCAGCGGTCCGTACATCCCCATGTCTTCCGCGTAAATCCGAACGACACGGCCCGGCTCGAACTTCATCGACTGGACGACCGCCGCCGCCCGCTTCGGTAGCGCGAACCGGGTCATACGCCCGACGCCTTCCCTACCGCGCTGAACCCGTACAACCCGCCGGGGGTAACCCGGATCTGATATCGAAACCCGCCGGCCTCGAAACGACAGCCGAACGGCTTCTTCGACGCGCTAACGAATACGCCGCCTAGTTCTTCGACCTTCGCTTTCATCGCCGTCGCGTAGTCGTCGAAGTTCTCGAAAGTCTTTTCGATCTTCCAGCGACCGACGAGCATCAAAAGTAGGTCTTCCATCCCGTCGAATACGATCGACGCCGGGCCCTTCTGATTTACCGGCGCATTCATGACATCCCCGCTACCGCTACGCCGGATCGATCCGACGTCAGTCCGTACATCGACGCGAAGTACTCGTCGAACGAATCGCAGATCTCGAGTTGTTGGCGAGCCTGTCGCTTATTCGCGAACGGGTCCGTCGACGTCAGACGGGCCGCGTATTCGTTCCGCTTCCGAAGGTTCTCTTCGTAGTTTTCCAGGACTGTCGTTGTTGCTGGTCTAAACATGGTGGGCTGATTCCTTCCCCGTCTCCCGTATGTTATGGCGCACGGTGCGCCAGTAGTCCACAACATTCGATCGACTAAATCCAGATCCTCGGATCGGTCCGCAACAAATCGGCCGCGAAGTACGCCGCGGGGATTACCTCTACCCCACGCCGAACTACTAGGTTCGACGCGTGCCAACGGAACCGCGGCGATAAAGCTCCCACAGTTTCGGTTATCTGCGCCAGCGGTAGAACGACGAACCAGTTGCCCTTGGACCGCCGCGCCCACAGCATCGGCTGTTTCTCGATCGACTTCGCGTCCCGTATCGCCTGCGCCCACCAGGCCCAGACTGGGGAAGCGAACCCGTCCAAGAACCGTTTCGGTGACCAATTCTCGTGCCGCTTTACCTCGACGGACCACGGGAACTTCGACCCGGGGGTCACCAGTAGATCACCGGCTGTCTGTTGATCCGACGCCGCGTGCCAGCCGCCCGACAACGGGGCACGGTTGAACTTAGTCTTCGGTTCAGCCTGCGCCCACCAGTCCTGCAAGTAATCGCGAACGTCCCGTTCCCCGTCGGCGCCCTTTCGATGTCGGTTTATCATTATCCGACCTCTACCTTCGACCACGCGCCGTCCGCTGTTATTACCAGCCGATTGGGTACGGCTTCCAGTACGTCGTCGCTGTGCGCGACCACGAAGGCTTGTTCGAATCCGTCGCCGGCTAGTACAGATAACGTCTGTGCCAGCGCCTTCCTGTTGTACGCGTCGCAGGCGCCGAAGGGTTCGTCTAGGGCTACGACCGACCATTGCGATCCCCGCGCCAGTCTTCGCCAGCGAGCCGCCGCCAGCTGAATCGCGATCCCCGCTAGGTCTTCCGCCGCTCCCGATACAGTAGACAAGTTGATGTAAAGCTTTTCATCCCGCTTCTTCCCGCGAGGGGCGGCGCACTGCTCGCAGATCCGGACCGCCGCAGATCGGGGGAACGCTCGCCCGCAGGGGCATACCGCCGCGATCTCTTGCAGTTCCCGCCCGTAGTCGATCTTCACGGATAGATCGACGGCGCTACGGTGCAGCAGGTCGTTCGCCAGTTGCTCGATCGAACCTAGCACCCGGGTCGCGATCTGACGCTGCGCGCCGCCCTTGCCGAGTATCCGCAGGGCCAGCCGCAAGACGGACTGCGACCGGGTAGCTCGATCGATCTGCGACCGTAGGTCGTCGACTTCGGTCTTCGCTGCGTCGTACCGATCGAGATCGGTTTCAGCTTCGACAGCGACCCGAACCGCTTCGTCGACGGACATCGACCCGGCTTCGACGACCGGCTCTAGTTCCATCGGAACCGGTGGGCATAGCTCCTTCAGCGCGTCGGCCTTCGCGATCGCGGCCTTTAGTTCCTCGGACCATCGAACCCACGTTCGGTTCGTTTCGTTCGCGGTCCCTAACTTCACGCGATTCGCTTCCCAGTTGTTCCGCGCGTCCGTCGCCGCGATCTTGGCCAGCTTTAGCGCCTTAGCGATCGCGGCCTTCGATCCGGTTACCAATTCCCGAACCGGGCATTCCGAACACGTAACGGGGCACGTTCCGTCGAATTCCCCACCATGTAACGCAGTCAGTCGACGAACTTCGGCGTCCGCCACGCCGTACAGTCGTTGCAGTTCCAGATCGCCGGTCCGTAATGCTTCCAGCATCGTCGCGTCGACTGGTTTCGGCTGCCGCGCTTCCAGTTCCGTGACCGCGGCTTCCGCCGCCTTGTACCCCAGCAGCCGGTTGGTCTGCGTCGTCCACTCCGCCAACGCCAACTGCGATTGTGTAACCGCGGCCGCTTCGACCTTTACCCGTTCGACATCCTCCCGCGCCCGAACTACAGCGGCCGACAGCGCCGGGCGATCTAACGCCAGCGCCGGAGCGAGCCGATCGACGTTCGCCGCCAGTAGCGTCAAGCGCGAATCGCACGCCGCTAGCTTCCGGGCGACTAGTTCCGATGCCTGTTCCAGCTGTCCGAGGTTCAGCCAGTCGACGACAACCCGCGTCCGCTCCGCAGGGGCGGCCCGTACCAGTCGTGACATCGCCTTCTGGCCCATCCATACCGTGTTGTCGAAGTCGACCAGCCCCATCCCCAGTCGCGCAACGATCTCGGACTGCGCCTGGTCCTGCGCCAACGAGATCTCGTGGACGCCATCCGGAGCGGGCACGATCACCTTCAGCTGGGCCGACTGCCCGCGCCGCTTCGTACGGCTGATGAACGTCCCGTCGGTTAGCTCCATATCCCCGCCGACTTCCTTTTCGCCCGTACTGATCACAGCGTCCTGCGAATCCCAGGCGTCACTCAGCGCCCCGAACAGCGTCCAACGGATCGCCGACAGTAGCGTGGTCTTCCCCGACCAGTTAGACCGGCGGGCGTCCGTCGCGTGGCGAGCCACAATCGCGTACACGCCAGCGCTCAAGTCCAGTTCGTGGTCCCCGCGGAACCGGCCGAAGTTCGTAAGTCGTAGCCCGTTGATCCTCATAAGCCAGCTCCCGTCATCGCGACGTCCAAGACTTCTTCCAGGTAATTCCGATCTTCGAGGCTGAGCCCCGCCGACGCTTCCAGCGCCAGATCGCCGACGACTTCGCGCATCGTCGCCGACGTTTCGACGGACGTTCGAACCGCGGCTTCCGTTAGTATCGCGTCGACCGCCTGCCGCGGCTTGTACCGAACTGGAACGCAGGCAGATCGCAACGCCTGTTCGACGACTTCCCCCGATACCCCAGCGGGCGGGTCTAACCACACGAACGCGTCTGCGTTCCGCGCCGTTTTCACAATCGTCGCCAACAGCGTTGATATGACGTCCGGGTCCCCGACCTTCCAAAATTCGTCATTCGGTCCTATTACCCGGATCGGTCGACTCGCGATCGGGAACGCCTTCACCCCGACTGCGATCGGGATCCCGGCGCCGTCGCTCGGTTCCGGCTCGCCGCCGATCTTCACCAGCGTCTGAACCTGCGTTCGTCGTACCCGCGTCATAGGGCTATCTCCAAAAACCTAGGGGAATTGTTCGCCTCGCCCAGCGTCAGGCGCGCGATCGATCCGGGAATGTGGATCGACTTGTAAAGCTGGCCTTCGTGGTAATGCCCGTTGACGATCGGTACGTCGGGCCATGTCTTCCGCAGTCCCTCGATCGGAAGGAATAGATCCCGCCCCCGCGCGAAGTCATTCGTTTCCGAGCCGACGCTGATGCCTTCCAGCATCAGGTGGCCGACTATCAACGTGGGTTCTTCGTCGACGTACCTCGCGATGACGTCCGTCGGTACGTACGCGTGCGACCGCGGAACGTAAGGGAAGCACAAGATCCCGGGTCCCCTGGTTCGACTGGTCGAATACGAAAACGGAAACACCAGTTTTGGCATCGCGACTACGACCCCGTGCGCCCCCGCGTCCTGCGGCAATCGCGTATCGATCGGCATCAGCGAGTGCGATCCGTATCCGTCTTCCAGCACGTCGTGGTTACCAGCGATCCAGATCGACGGGATCCCATGGTATTCCAGCCGCCTAGACAACTGGGCCGCGTACTCGACAGCCCGCCAGCACCGGGGGGGATCCGGGTTGGTAAGGTCCCCAGCGAAAACGAACAGCGACCGCGAGTCGCCGCGGTCGCTTTCGATAGCGTAATTCGCGACTTGATCCGCGGCCCGCGTTACGTCCGCGAACCGTTCTTCCCCCGCGGTTACCGCGTCCAGGTGCCAGTCGGACGAAACGATCGCCCGCACCCCGTACTTACTTATCATCGACGAACCTCCTACGATGCAGCCCCTCGGCGCGTTCGGTCTTCGTGTATCCGTCTTGGGCGATCCGAACCTCCCGCCCAGCGTGAAGCCAGCACAACGATCTGCCGGCTACGGTTTCCGTCGCGGCTTCGGGGCACCGGTGTTTCCGGTGCCCGTACAGTCCGCGCAACTCGATCGATTCGCACTGCGGCATGCCCCTACTATGGCGCGGACGCCGGATCGATCCGGCGTCAGATGAGCGTGCCCGCCACCCTAGACTTCGCCGATAGGTTCCGAACCGCTTCTTCGACTCGGTTCAGTAGGTCGGCGTCCTTATGCAGTTTCGCCACCGCCGACTCGATCCCCTGCCCTAACGACGTCTTGCCAAACTTGACCCAACTACCTTCGACCTGAACGCCGCCGATCTCTATCCCGAGGGCTATAACGTCCCTAGGTCGGTCGAACCCGACGTGCCCCGATACCCCGTTGGCCGTGTGGAACCAGGCTTCGGGGGTCCGGTCCATCTTCCCCGCGACCTTCGTCTTATGGATCTCGAGTCGATGCTTTTCGCCCACGACGATATCGCCGGCCTTGATCCAGCCGCGCGTGATGCGGATGTCCAAACTGGCTTCGTAGTAGAGGGCAGTGCCGCCGCCGATCTTCCAGGTCTTCGACGACCACATATCGGCGTCCGGGTCTTCCGTCTCCCGAGCGATGACGGCCATCGCCATCCGGGTATCGGCTAGCAGGGGTATCAGTTCGTCGACCCACGCCGCGTTCAGCGCGGCCTTGATCTGCCCCGCCCGTCCGCCCATGCCGTCTATCCCCGACGGCGCCTTGGCGCGTTTACCGCGCTTGGGCTTCGCTTCTTCTTCGTCCGCCTTCGTAGCCTTCGCCAGTTCGTCCCACAGTTTCTTCGGCACCAGCTTCCGGATCGAGTCGACGACGACGAGCCCCGACGTTTCCGGGGGTAACTTCCCCTTCGCCCTGGCGTTCGCGATCGTCTCGCAGTAGTTCCGGACGCTGCCGCGCACCTGTTCGTACGTCCCGACCGGAAGCGCGCTGAACCCGGGGTTGTCGGCTAAATCGCCCATCAGCGACCGAACCCACGCGTCGGTCGTCGTCCGCTCCGCGTCGACCAGTCCCGCGAAGTGATACCGCTGCAAGAACGACGCGATCAACCCCAAGCAGAATTCGGTCTTGCCCTCGTTCGACGGTCCGTGGACTAGCGCGAACCTCGAGATCGGATGACCGCCGACGCCCGTCACGTGGTCGTACCAGGGGAAGATCGTCGGTACGGCTTCGACGTTCCGGATGACTTCGGCCCGCGGCCGGAAGTCGCTGAACTGTCCAGCGACTTCCGCGATCGCCGCGAATCGATCCCGAGCGTCCCGCGCCGCTTCCGCCTGCACTACGCCTGCGCCTGTGGCGCGGGATGTTCGGGCCATGCCTTACGCCTTACCCTTCGACCGCGTTCGCGGCTTCGGTTCCTGTTTCGGGTCGGGCTTCGGCCACTCCCCGCGTTTCAGAATCGCATTGGTCTTCGGATCGTACTGCGTCCCGCAGTGAGGACACTCGAAGACGGTTCCAGGCATTACGCCGCTGCATACGTCGCACTCCACAATGTCGTCGTCCGCTGCCGCAGTCGTAGCTGCGGACGCTGCGTTGTCCCCGTAGTCGAACGCCGTCGGATCGTCGTCTTCCGGTCCGTCGTCGTCCGCGACGTCGACGCCCGCGAAGATCTCATTCCACGGCGGGCGGACCGTCTTATGGCACCAATGCGCCTCGAACGACGCCCGCAGTTCTTTGACGTTCGACGGCCGAACTAGTTCGTTGATCGACGGTGGTTCCACGTCGAAGACCGCTTGCAGTTCGGGCGTAATCTCCATAGCCGACATCAACCGGGCTTCGTACTTCTTGGAGAATTCCGCCTTGTCGTCGTACGCCCAGCGGATCGCGTAGGGGTTCTGGAACGGGTCGCCCTTTACTCGACCCACGTCGTCGATCCGATCTGCGATTACCCGTCGAACCTTGTCGCCCAGCGCTTGGGCTTCCAGCGCTATCAAACAGCCCTCGGCCGGCGCCGCGTTCTTTACGACGCGGAAGATGTACTGCATCCGTGGTTGCGCCGACTCCTTCCACGCTTCGTCACGTCGGATCCCCGCCTGTCGTAGCTCCTTCACTTCGTCGCGATCCATGTCCTTGTTGTTGAACAGCCCGGCGAATCCGCCCGCGTGGATAACGGTCGGATCTCCCGGGATCTCGTCGAATAGAAAGATCTCATCGACCCAACTCAACGTTCGGGACTTGATCGCCTGGTAGACCCATTCCAACATCCGACTGAACGGGCACGCCTCCGGAGGGTATTCGCGTTCCCCGGTCTTATCATCGCGATAGTTCCGCTTCTTGAGTATGACTTCGCGCTCCATCGAATTGAAGCGAACCGACCGCAAAACCGGATCGTGAGTCTCCCGGTCCTTCCCGATCGTGTACCAATTGTGACTCCATAGTGGGATGATTTTGGCCTTCGGATGCAACCAGATATCGATCCGCTCGTCATCCTTCCAGTTCTTCAAGAACGTCCCGCCCCCTCCCGAGGAGCCCGAGTGTCCTAGGAATGCGTCTAGATCCAGTTCTTCCACTGTTGTCCGTCCCATGTTTTTTTCCGTTCTTTCCATTTGGGTCGCCCAGCTAAACGCTACGCGACGCCCCTACTATGGCGCGTAAGTCCCGCGCGCGTTCGACTGCACGTTCGCACATGTTCTCGATTAGGTCGACCGATCGCCGCGCTTTCGATTCCTGTTCCTGACAGGACTTCCACTCGTCGGGGAACATCGTCGCGACGGCGCCCGTCACGTCGGCCTCCGTGATCGCCTTCTTCCGCGTACCCGCATCTTTTTCGCGTTCTAACTGCGATAGTGCTTGATCTCGCATCGCCGACTTCAGCACGGCCGATTCACGCTCCACCGCGTCGAACGTCACCTTCGTGTTTACCAGTAGTCCGCGCGCCTTCAGCGCTACCGCCTGCGCATCGTCCAGCGCGTCTAATAGTTCCGACATCGACGCCCTGGAAGCCTTGATCGGCTTTATTCCCGCTAGCACTTCTTCGTATATCGATTTGGGATCCGGTAGGTTGAAGACGCTGTTGACGATCGCGGAGTACCCGGCGGGCAACGGCGGAACCTGTCCCGAGTAGGGGAGCATGGCCGCGAACACCCGGTCGTTCGACGTCTCCCGCGAATTGACCACCGGGGGTTTCGGTAACGTCGCCGCCGCAGTTAGTTCTCGATCGGGGGTGGCCGCCGCCCCTTCCGGCGGGGTCCCCCCGTCGTTCGTCGTTCCTGATTCAGATACCGGCTTGGATGTTCGACTGCGCATGCCCCTACTATGGCGCGGACGGTTTCTTCGTCGCCCGTTCCGCCTTCCGAACGTCGTCGTCGATCGTCCTATCGTCAAGCCAGTCTAGAATGTCGAACCCAGTCGACCGCCGCGCGCCAGGCGCCCAGACCACAAGAGCGTACGCCGCTGAATCCGTCCCGGGGCCTTCCCTGAACTTCGGCCGGGGCGTGATCAGATAGACGTGCGCCGGCTTCCCTTCGCAGTCCAACCACTGTTGGCGAGTCCGATCCTTCCCACCCTGCGCGGTAAACCACCCGATCGGGAGTAGCTGCGCCAGAATCCCCGTGGGGGTTAGCGCGTTGAAACTAACTTCCAGATGCGCCATCGTGTCGTTATACGGCGGGTTGCCGACTATCAGATCGAATTCGCAAAATTCGGCGTTCAAGAAGTTCTGCGATTCGAACCGGACGCCATGTAAATCTTCCGGTATCTCAGCGACAGCATCCAGATTCAGATCGTTCGCCAGTATTCGAACAGCCGGAATCCCTATCGCGATTGCGGCGCGGACCCACGCGAACGCACCGCACGATGGTTCGAGCATGCGAACCACTTCGGGGTTCCGGATCCATCCGTCCTGCACCAGTCGTCGCATGCACGCCCGCGCCAGTCCGGGGGGCGTGTAACAGGCGTCCGACGCTGCCAACCGATCGTCCTTACTTCTATGCGTTACCGACATTGAGTCCCTTTCAAAACAGTTTCCCTTGTTCCTCTGGTACCGATCGCCGACGCCTAGCCGCTGCCGGTTTCGCCGGGTCGATTACCTTAGCCGCCCGCGCCTTCTTCGGGCGCACCGATCCGTACTTCGCCGACCATTTGACGACAGGGATCGCGCATTCCAAGACGCGTTCGGTCGCCGGCCATACCAGTTGTTCCCAGAGGTAGAACCGATCTTCAGCGCCGTCCGTGTAGTCGGCGACGGGTATGGCCTTCAGCGGGGTAGCCGACCCGTCCACAACGACGTACTCGACCCGCGCCCCTTCGCCAGTATCGAATCCGCGCGCCTTCAGTATCTTCGCGATCTCGACGTGCGGTGGCTGCGCCGCGTTCGTCCCGTCCTTCTTCTGTTTCTGCGCGTACGCCCCGACGTCCTTCGATAGGGTCTTGGACAGCACGAAGTCTTTAGGAACCAACTGCCCGTCGACGATGCGCGCCCGCCAGCGTTCTGCGATCGCGTCGTACGTTTCCGGGCGTTCGTCGCCGGTCATCAGCGCCTGGATCACTTCGTACTGAAGATCGCGAGCTAGCTTCACGGTATCGCCGCGCTTGTACTCGAGACCCTTCACCTCGGGCTTGGATTCCGCCGTTGCCCGCGTCCCCTTGTAATGGGCGAACCGCCCCGCGTACCGCTTCTTGCCTACCAGTACCAGCACGTCGAATTCCTTTTCGTATGCGATCCGGATCTCATTGACCGGGCAGTGCAGGTCAGCCAGCAGCGACGGGTAAAAGTCGACGTTGCACCAGTCGACGAACGCGCGGAATTCGGCTTCGGTTACGTCGCTGATGAAGGTCGAATCTGTATCGCCGTAGATCCCGGACATCCCCCGCTTCTCAGCCGCGCCCATCGTCTCACGTATCAACCAGCGCCCCGCAGCCGTTACCGCGCTAGCCGTTCGCTTGTCGTAGAACCGCGACGACGGCGCCCCCATCACACCGTAGAACGTATTGGCCGCGACCTTGTACGCGTTTGACTTACGGCCGGCGTCGTGCCACTCAGGCGTACCGGGAACGGCATTCGACTTGACGTCGTTCCAGTGCTTCCGAAGTCGCTTCAGCTCCGCGATGGCGCGTGGTATCAAACCCAACGGCGCCTTCTGAAAACAGCACCCACCAGGGACCTGGCAAACGTCGTCCGGCAACGGGTAGGTCTTCGGCGGTAAGTGCTTCAGATACGCGGGCCGCGACGCCGCGTCTTCGACAGTTACGTCGTCCGCTCGGATCGTCTCGGGAGAAATGTTCCAGGTCTGGATGATCGACGGGTACATCCCAGAAAAGTCGGCGACGTGGATCCCGCGCAATAATCCCTTGCGCGTCGGCTCCATCACGAATGCGCCTTCGAATCGATCCCCCGATTCGTAATCCCAGTTGGACCGGAACCGTAGCCCCTCGGCGCGCCCCATCTTCAGTAGGTAGCCTTCGACAAAGTTCGTTCCGTTACTGCCGCGCGAATCGGGGAGCGTGTGACAGACCTGGCAGATCACCAGCTGCGTGTCCAAGTACCCGGTTTCCAGTTCGATCAACCGCAAAAGGTCGGAGTCCCGAACGTTGTAACGGAACAGCGCTTCGCGCGATTCCCCTCCCGCCGCCCAGCGTTCCCAGGTCTTCGACGCGTCTAGGTCGTCTTTCGTTTCGCCCAGTACTGCCGTAGCGATTCGGCCTAACGCGAACGACTGCTTCTCGTCGCCGGATTCGCTCACGTGCATGTTCATTGACTTGAAGATCTCGAGGTGGTCGATCCACAGCCAGCCCGCGAACGCGACGCGGATCCCCGCCTGTTCCGTCCTCGCCTTCAGCACGGGGAAGTCGAATCGATCCCCGTTCCAGGCCGCCACCTGATCGTACTGTTCCAGCGCTTCCCAGATGTCTTTGAGCATCGACGCTTCGGCCGCGTCGGTATCCTCGGGAAGAATGTCGCCGACCCAATCCCCGGTATCATGATCGACGACCACCCAGGACAAGATCCGGGCGTCTTCCTTTCTCCCGAACGGCACTCGACTGTCGGTTTCCAAGTCTAGGTAGCAGCGCCGCGGCCGCTGGATCTCGACATCGTGTTCGGTCAAAAATCGGCGTACCGGGTAAACGTCGGCTTCGAATACCGTCAACCCCAGGCGTTCGAATAGCGATTCAGTCCCGCCCAGGGTTTCGTGCGGGTACCGCGACTTCGACGTCGCTTCCTTCAGATCGCGCCACGAATGCCAGCCGACACGGATCCAATCCCCCTCTACTTTCCACGATCGGATCTTGGGCCAGGCTCTCAACTTCGACGAAACCGTGTCGGATACCGCGGACGTCTGCAAAAAACACGAGTACTCGGCTGGGTAGGCCTTTAGCTTCCGGCCGTCTTCGGCCCGGGTGACAACCACGATGTTGTCACCGGACCAATACGCGTTCACCAGCGGGATCGATTTCGACATCAGCGACTTACCCCAACTATGGCGCAACGTTCAATTCTACTTAGCGGCCTTGGCTGGCTTCGCGGCCTTGGCTGGCTTCGCGGCCTTGGCTGGCTTCGCGGCCTTGGCTGGCTTCGCGGCCTTGGCTGGCTTCGCTGCCTTCGCAGGCTTGGCGGGTTTCGCCGCCTTAGCTGGCTTCACTGCCGGTT